AATCCCACATGACGTGCTGCGGCAGGTCATTGCGCATGGGATCAAGCAAAAGGTGGCTGACGCCGCAAGCGGCGTTGTCGGGCAGCTTTGGGCGGACAAGAAGCCCGAAGGCACGCCAAAGCCAAGCCGGGACCAGCTGCGCGACTTTGCCGCCGCCAATGACAAGGCGGTGAAGGATGCTACGCTGGCTGCGATGCAAAAGGCGGTTGACGCCTTGCTTGCCGGGCAATGGCAGGTTCGCGTTGCCGGTGACGGCACCAGCACCAAGTGGACCGAGGAGCAAAGCTTGGCGCTGGATATTGCCAAGGATGCTCTCAAGGCGATTTTCGCCAAGGCGCTTTCGGCGGCAATGCCGGGGACGAGGCCAACGGCAGCTGCCTTCGTGGCCCTTTCGCCCAAGGTGGCGGCGTTCTTCAAGGAGAACGACAAGCGGCCGACTTGGGATGACAAAGCGGTCATTGCTTGGATTGACAATCAGGCAGGCAATGGCGCGCGCGACATCATGGCGGAAGCGCGGGAAGAATTGGCCCGCCGCCAAGCGGCAAGCGCCACCCTTGCGGGCGATCTTGACGAAATGCTGGGCGACATCTAATCGCCACCCGCCCGGACGGTTTACGCTGTCCGGGCGGACTCCCTTCACGCATTGCGGCAATGGTGCGGCAATGTCTGTTAGGAGTCCGAACATGGAAAAAGCAACCATCGCCTATCCCGCGTCAACCGACGCACAAGACCGCGAAACCCTTGCGGCAAAGTTGCACGAGCTTGGTGAATGTTATGGCAAAATTGCCGAGTCCGCTATGCGCCGCAAGGACCGTTATGCTGTCTTCGAGGCGGTAAAAGCGGAAAGGGAAGCGCACAATCGGGCGTATCGTGTGGAGAAAGGTCTCGTCCGTTTCTAGCGCCACCCCCTTAACAACGTCGCCGCCCCTTGGGAAACCTTGGGGCGGTTTTCTTTTGCCCAGCGCCGGACCATACCAAGCCCATAGGAACGCGCCACACGCGCGCAACACCATGCCCGGTATCCACCCACCCACCACCCCACCATCGCGCCACAAAGTGCCTTCCACGGGCGCTAGCGCCCCATTCCGCGCCACCCCATAGCCACCCGATCCCGCGCCACCCGCACCGGGGCAAATCCATAGCGCCACCACCTCCGGCTTGCGCCTACCACCACCACCTCGCACCACCGCCTACGAAGTGTCCCTGACATGCCCGAGATTGGCACTTTTCGCGGAGTTGCCCATGTGTGTCATTCCGTATGGCTGTTACCACGATGGTAACGTATGGCCCAGTTGTGTTTTCGTTTTGTTCTTTATGAGTTTTTTTTTTTTTTTTTTTTCTCCTTTCAGAAAAAACAAGCCACGGCGCTTCAGTTAGAGCCATACTTTACCACGATGGTAAGAGCCATACGGAACCACACAATATGCCTTCGCCCCCAAAATCCCCAATCCCGGACCCGTCAGGGACACCCACCAGGGCTATGCGCTACGCGCAGTTGCCACCGCCCGTTGCCACCGCCATCCACCAGTGTCCAAGCCCTGACACCACCCTAGCAGCCGCGCCTAGCATCGACCATATCAAACTGACATAGCCCGCGAATAGTTCTTGACTTTCGCCCCGTTTCATGTCATGGTTGGGGCATGGGCGCACTCTGCCCAGCGCTGTCCCCGCGAAGGGGACTTTAATTGGAGTCCAAACCATGAACACCATCACAGATGCTCTCGCCGCTTTCCTCCTCGCCCTCGCAGTTGGCATCGGCGTGTTCGGTCTCAGCATTGATTGGGACCGGCATGACTACATGCTCAAGATCGAGGCGAACTGAAATGCAACAGCGCATTTTTAAAATCTCCCGAACCGGACGTGTAGGCTACGATGAGGTTGATTGCTTCGTTATCGTGGCGGTAAGCTCCGACGAGGCACGTCGCCTGGCCCTAGATGAGGCGGGGGACGAAGATCATCTGATCTGGGTCGATGATACGCTTAGCACTTGCGAGTGTGTCGGCCATGCATTTGCTGAAACCCCGAGAGTGCTTTGCCGCTCTTTCAACGCAGGGTGAACATTATGTCAACTCAATACATCGACATGACCCCGACTTGGACCCAGGTCCTTCCCCTTCTCCGCCGCATCCTCGAGAACGGGGATGACGAGGGCCGCGCCCACGTTTGGGCCGAGATCGCTCGGATGGCACACGCCGCCGACGAGTGGAACGCGCTGCTTCGTGACCATGACGAGGTAGTGACAAATGCGGGGGAGGAACTAGCATGACATTCGCCCAGGTAAAAATCGGCGCACACTTCCGCCGCCAGAACACGATTTGGAAGAAGCGCAGCTCCCGCACGGCCACCATCACCAATGGAGCGGGCAAAGGGCTGTGGTTTTATTGGGGGCAAAAGGAGACGATTGATTGCCTCGTCGCCCATGTGGAGTTGCCGCAATGACCCCCTCCATTTTCATCTCCGCCCTCCGCGAGGCCCATGCGGTCGCAACCGCCTTCGACCGAGGCGCTCGTTGTCGCGTGGAGATCATGCGGCGCACTGGGTTGCAAGCCCACAAGGTTTGCGAGTGGGTGATCTTGCTTGACCTCCCTCTCGATCCCGACCCCATCCCCGCTCAGGTGATGGACCGCATCCGTTTCCGCACTCGCCACTTCGGCCAGTTTAACATGGTGAACAAATGACCCGGCAAGAGATGTTTGACAAGGCTTACCTTGGTATGCTAAAGCAGGGTGGCTTGGCGCAGGCCAAAGACGGAGGGTGCTACTACACTAATCCCACCACAGGTCGGCATTGCGCCGTTGGCCTTCTGCTGGATGAACAAACCTTAGCCCAGCTTGAATTGGACAGACGCAACTCAGCGGGGGTGGCAAGCATCACAGATTACCTCCCCGATGATTTCGACGTGGATTTTGCCGCTGAACTTCAGCACGCACACGACCAAGCTCGTGGTCCCGACGACCTCCCCGGCTTCATCTCCGCGATGGAGCAAATTGCCAAACTTTACGACCTCACCATCCCAACCCTCATCCCAGCTTAAGGAGCTACCTATGGACAGCAGCAAAATCGTCTTCCTGATCAATGATCAGGTCCGTCTCATCAAGGTCAACTACGAACCCAACGACAAACCGGCTCCGGGAGAGGTTCGTAGCTACCAGTTCAAAACCCTCGACCAGACCATCCGCGTGGATGACCTCGTCATCGTAGAGACCGGCACCCGCCACGGCCTCACCGTTTGCAAAGTCACCGAAGTCGATCTCGATGTTGACTTCAACGACGGCATCAGCTTGAAATGGGCCTTCGCCCGCGTGGACACGGAGGAGATCGACCGCATCCGTGCAAGCGAGGCCGAGGCCATCACCGCCGCCAAGCGCGCCGAACTCAAGAAGCAACGCGCCGCCCTTCGCGAGACGATCTTCAAAGAGCATGAGGACATGCTCACCGGGTTGTCGATGACGACCCCGGAACTCCCCGCCGAGTAGGCCGGACCGAGATTGGGTGTGACCTAGTGCCTTTGTCCCCATAGGAGCGCCCGGGAGCTCGCATTCGCTCGCTCCCTATCTTCACGCAGTGAAGAGAAGAAGGGGAAACGGACAGAAATATCGTGGGGCTTGAAGGCGAAGTGCCTCTGTCCGTTTCCCCATCCTACCGCTTGACGCTAAAGGCAGCCCCGCGCTGCTTTTTGCCTTGAGCCAAGCACGACGAGGATCGCCATGCCAACCTACGACTTCATCGAGTTCATCGCCTCCCTCGAGCAGTTCGAGACCGCAATGCAAGCGCAGCACTGGCACGGCAAGCTAGCCAACGCGCCGGAGGAAGTGGTTAAGTTTGTAACCCCCGAGCTGCAAGCAACAGAGTCTCTCGCCTACTTCAGTTGCCGTTACGAGAACTTCACTTTCCCAGGCATCCTTGGCTCCGATACTGTCGCCATGCTGCACATCATCGGACCAGAGACCAACTTCTTCTTCGCCCCCGCCCTTTCCCTCTTCTTCACTCGCCGTCAAGTCGTGGAGTTGCTATGAACTGTCGCAAGTGTGGAGCCAAACGCATCACCCGTCGCTCCGCTGGCCTCTTCATTTGCCAGCATTGCGGCGTTCAACCTAGCTATGCCACGCTCGACCGCTTCGGCAACCCCACCCCTCGAAAGGAGTCCACCAATGCCCACCGAGACCCAACGCAAGTTCAACTTCCAGGCGACGCGGGAGTTCATCCAAGCAGTTGTTGAATACTGTTACGATGGTCGGAAGTCGGCGCTTTGCAAGATGCAGAGTCGGCTGATGCAACTTTGGCTTGCCGAGCTAAGTCCTAGCGCCATGGACAAGGCGGAAAAGCTGGTCAAGATGCTGATTGATGAATACAACAAAGGCGAGCCCATGCTTTACTATCAGGTCGAGCCCTACCTGTCTATTTTCATCAGCTACGCTCGCCCCTCCATCGTGGACAACTGACATGACCCTCCATCGCCACATCACCGAGGTCGCTATCGAAACCTGCATCACCGAGTATGCAGCGGCTAAAGTCGAATACAAGCGGGCCACCGACCCCGAGAAAAAAGAATATTTCTTCGGCAAAGAGATCGGCATCATCGAGGCCTTCGCCGCCCTCACCCGCATGACTTGGATCGACGCGGAGTTCCTCCTCCGCTCTCGCGCAACCGCAGCAGGAAAGCTTGATCAATGAGCAAGGTCCACACCTCCACTTTCTACATCCTCGAGGGCCTCAACGCAAACGACTTGACTTGCACTAGCCTCGCCGTTTCCTTCGACGAGATCGCCATCATCGAGTTCGCCAAGGCCCTTGCCATGCAAAACAACCTCCCCTTCCACGCTTTCCGCGTGACCCAAGCCGGAGGGGTGATCGAGCCCGACGAAGGTCCTCGCCCCACCCACGCTGCTTCTGCCACCCGAATTTAACGAGGCACCCATGACCGCCTATTCCAAATCCGTCCTCAGCTATGTGGACATTCACCAAGTCTTCGAGGCGGCAGGAAAGCACGGCTCAGTCCGCCTTGACTTTGCCACCCCCGCTCAAGCGGTAACTTGGAACGGCAGGGCCAACGCCTACCGCGTCCTCCTCCGCCAGCAGAACAAAGACGCAGGCAAGGACTTCACCTGCCAGTTCGATCATCTCATGGTCCGCCGAAAGCCGAAGCAGAACTTTGTCATCGTCGAGCCTCGTGGCTTCGGTTTCGTCGCCACCCTCCCCGATGGCACCCCACTCGATCTGTCCAAGCAGACCCTCGAAGCCCCCGTGCTAACCCCACATGAGGTCGCTTCTCGCGAAGCCGACCTCGACAGCTTCCTTGCCGAATTTGAGGAGAAGAACAAAGAATGAAAAGCTACGATCTCGGCGCCACCGACGCCTCCCAATATCGCGATCTTACTGAGGAAGAGAAGGAAGCTTGGCTAAACCCCGAGCCTGGTTCCTATCACTCCTTCCACGTCGAGCGGATGGGACATGATGTGTTTCGTTGGCGCAACTCTCGCACCGCCACCTTCTGCGTCGGCAGCTTTGTCGATCTCTCCGTCGCCCTTCACTCTCTCCAGCTCCGCAAGATCAACCCGGAATACAAAGCCTATTCTCAGACCATCCGTGTGCTATCGGAAGACGAGGTTAACGACCTTCTAAAGGACCTCTAACATGGGTCCTTTCCTTCATATCCTCCTCCAGCTTGCCGTGGCCTTCGCTATCGGCCTAGCTGCGCTACTTGCCACCTACCCAATCTATCTTCTTCTGAAAACCTAGGAGTCCACCATGACCGACATCATCTACAACATTCCAGTCGATGCACCGCTTTTTAACAAGGCGACAGCCGCCGAGCTCTTTCACATCATCAAGAAGCTGTCCAACGCCAGCTACTATTACGCCGATGATAGCGGAAGAGATTGGGGCCAAGCATCTCTCGAGAAGATGCAAGCCGCCGCCACCATCAACCGCCTCGCTCTTCCCTTTGAAGCTATCGAGGCCCTTTACCGTCACCAACCACAGCTTCTCGACTTTGCCGCCCTTATGAACGCCGTGCTGAAGGATGCCCGCAAATGACCCACTCCTGGACCCAAGAACAACTCAACATCTTCGCCTTCGTCCGCAACACCTCGGACAACCTCCTCATCGAGGCCCTCGCCGGAGCAGCCAAAACCACCACCCTTGTAGAGCTTTGCCGCTTCCTCGACGGCAACACTCTCTGCCTCGCCTTCAACAAGAAGATCGCGGAAGAGATGAGCAAGAAGATGCCGGCCAACGTCCAATGCTCGACGTTGAACAGCCTCGGTCACAAGGTCTGGGGGCAGCACGTCGGTCGGCGCTTGCAGCTATCTGCAGGCAAGTGCCACAACCTCCTTCTAGAGGCCATCGCCTCCCGCCCAGGGGACGAACAGCAACACCTTTTCGACGAGATGCGGGATACCGGGCAAGCCATCGCCGCTGCCAAAAACCACGGCCACGTTCCCGACTCAATCGCCGACCGTCTCGGCAGCAAGTGCGAGCCTCTCATGACTAACGAGGAGTTCTTCGAGATGTTCCCTGAGGACCTATCCTCCGTTCAACGTGAGGTCATCATCGAGGTGCTAACCAAGTCCTTCGAAGAAGCCCTCAAAGGTAACATCGACTTCGCCGACCAGCTCCTTCTGCCAACTGTCATCCGCTGCAGCTTCCCAATCTTCTCCAACGTCCTAGTCGATGAGGCCCAGGACCTGTCCGAACTCAACCACGTCATGCTGACCAAAGTTGCCAAGCGCCGCCTCATCGCCGTGGGCGACAGCCTTCAGGCCATCTACGCTTTCCGCGGAGCGCATACTGAGGGGATGCCCCTCCTCCGCTCCCGATTCAACATGACCACCCTCCACCTCTCCACCACCTTCCGCTGCCCCAGCACCATCTGCTCCCACGTTCGCCACCATGCAACTCGGATAGAGGCATGGGAGAACAATCCAAACAACCCCGGCAGCGTTACCTATCTCAAGGTCTGGTCCATGGCCGACATTCCCGAGGGCAGCGCCATCCTTTGCCGGAACAACGCTCCACTCTTCCGCACCGCGCTCCGCATGTTGAAAGCTGGTCGTCGTCCCAACGTCTGGGGCCGAGACATCGCAGCTTCCCTCGTCAAAATCCTCGAGAACCTCGGCCCTCCCAACATGCGCCAAGCTGACGTTATCCTTGCCCTCTCTCGCTACAAGGCGGAGAAGGAAGCCAAGCTTCGCAAGCAATCTGCCAAAGATAGCCTTGCCGAACGGTGCGAGTGCCTTCTCGTCTTCATCGAAAACTCCGACACTCTCTTCGGCGCTGTCTCCCTCGCCAAGGAGGTCTTCAACTACGAAGGCAAAACCGACCTCGCCACCGGGCATAAAGCCAAGGGTGCGGAGTGGGACAACGTCTTCATCCTCGATCCCGACCTCCTCAGCGGTGAGGGCCAGGACCTTAACCTCGCCTACGTCCTCGCCACGCGGAGCAAGTGCAACCTCACCTACATCAACACGGATGGTTACTTTGACTGACGACACCTGGAAAGGCGAACACCTCATTCGCAAGCGAAAGCTATCCCCGAAGGAAAAGGTTGTGCAAACGCAGAGCCTAGCCCAGGGTATAGCCCACGCTCGCCGTCGAGCCGCTGGTGTGGGCATGTCCCGTGCTGGCGGCCTCTGGGCCAAGCGTATCCACGCCGCCTGCATCCACGCAAACATCATCGGAGGAAAGAAAAATGCCGACTAGCAAAAACATGGCCAAGTTTCAGGGCGGGGAGCTAACTGTCCTCTTCTACGGCTACAAGGTTGTTGAACCCGAAGGAGCTTGGATGGACGATATAACCGTTGAGGAGGTCCAACTTCTCGGCCACAACATCAGCTTCTCCAAGCTGCCCGAGGCTGCGCAAGCCAGCATCCTTGCCCTCGCTGACGAACTCGACTTTGATGAAACGGTGGACTGACATGACCGAACAACCGAAAGACGGCGGGCCCGCGTTTCCCATTGAGACGACGGCCACCCCATATGCGCCCGGCATGTCCCTGCGCGACTGGTTCGCGGGGCAGGCGCTTCCACAGGCTGTTGAGGACTACGACAGGAAAACACGGGGCGTAATGGACACCAAGATAAATGTCTTGCCTTGGGCCACTGAGGCTACCGGAAGCCGTGAACAGATTATCGCACGGCAGGCATACCGCTACGCCGACGCCATGATTGCCGCCCGCGAGGTGCGCCATGACTGACCCCCGTTATGGCCGCGTGAAGTTCAGCACGATCCACGCCACGAAGAACGAGTTGCGGCGCGCAATCCAAGAGGAAGGCACGCCGCGCATTCAGGATTTGTGGGACCGGCTTGAACAGTGGATCGACAGCCAGCCCATGAACTTCGGAACAGGAGAATGAGATGGACACCATCGGCGGGATATTCTTGATCCTTTGGATATGTTTCTGGTCCGGGGTTGTCCCATGGATTGCCCTTGGATCGTATTTGGAAAGGCGCGACTGCATGGCGCGGCACAATGTGCCTAGCTGCGCTTATGTTATGCTGCCGGAGGCCCAGCCATGACCAACCCCCTTGAAAACCCCTACGGCACCGCGTTTGGCCTGATGGATCAGGTCTACGGCCCCGGATCGGCCAAGGCGCTGATCGCTGCGGCGGTGGAGGGGGCGGCAGAAGCTTGTGATGCAGCCAATAGAGAGGCAGGAGTGTGCAGTTCAGCTTCGGCCCGCATCCGCGCCCTCACGCCCGCCGACGCCAAGGCCGCGCTGGACCGGATGCTGCAAGAGGCGGTGAACGCAAAGCTGCGGGAGGCGGCAAGGGTTGCAGGCGATGCGGCTGTTGCGTCGTTATTGCGGCGAGACCCGAAAGCTGGTGTGTTGCGGCGGCAGTTGGCTAGGCAGGCGATTTCCAAGCCGATCCGCGCCCTCATCCAGGAGCCGAAGCCATGACCCCCGATGACCTCGCCGCACGCGGGCTGCTGTCCAGTTAGAGCCGGCTCTTACCACCGTGAAAACGCCCATATCCAACTGACATAGCCCGCAAACACTTCTTGACTTTCCCCCCGCAGTAGTCTAAAAAGGTCGCATGGCCCCATTGGCCACCGACCGCCGCTATCCCCCGCGCAATCCCGCGCAACATCACGAGGAGCTTACCATGACCACGAAAGAGATCACCATCGCCGGGCAGATGTTCCCGGTCCTTCAACCCTACCTTGCTGGCCATGTCATCACCGAGGCCGAGGCCAAGGCGCTGAACCAGGTCCGTGCCGAGAACGTTCGGAACAACATGGCCTCGAAAGTGAAAGCCGCCGTCGAGGGCACTGCAAAAGAGGGCGAACCGACTGTCGATACCATCGCCGCTGCTGTCGCTGAGTATGACGCCGCCTACGTCTTCACCCTCGCTTCTGTCGGCGGCGGGCGCAAGTCCACCGATCCCGTCGAGGTCGAGGCTCTCCGCATCGCTCGCGGCATGTTCGCGGATTGGGCCGCTTCCAAGAAGCTCACCGTCAAGGCGATCAAGGAGAAGATCGGCGAGGAAGCCTACGACGCCAAGATCGCGGAGATGGCCGAACGCGAGGACGTTCTCAAGGAGGCCAAGCGCCGGGTCAAGGCCCGCGAAGCTTCCGCTACCGACGCCCTCGACGGCCTGGACCTGGGCGACCTGGCCAAGGCTTCGCCCGAACCGGCTCACTAACGAAGTTTGGTTGGGGGCTTCGGCCCCCTTCCAGCCTTTCTCGGATAGGCAGCCCCGGCGGTATCCCTCCCTCCCAGGATGACCCCCATACCACTGGTGCCGCGCGCGTGGATTGGACTCCTCCCGTGCTTGCTGCCTATCCGACAAACGCTGGAGCCAACATGAACATGCTCCCCAAGCCCGACCTAACCCACCTCCTCTTCCTCGCTAACGAGGCCGAGGTCGGTGTTTCTGTTATCACGAACAACCCCAAGCTTCTTCGCAACCAACTCTACGCCGAACGCAAGAAGCTTGGCCTGACCAACCTAACCTTTGTCCAGCCACCTACGGACAGCGAAACCCGACTCTGGATCATCAAGAAGGACACGAAAGCAAATGGCCAGACCGAAGGTTGAAGAGCTGCAAAAGCATACCCTCAACCTCCGCAAGGGGGACATGGAGGCGCTTGACGAGCTCTTCCCCAAATACCCCTCCTCTGTGATGGTCCGCCGGATCATCAGCAAGTTCGTTGACAAAGTTCGTTCCGTCCCCGAGAACAATCTCGACACCCCCGACATCGACCTCTAGGAGTCCAAACAAATGCCTGAAGAGACACCGATCGCCGAGCTTATGGCTCGGGACCCTCTATTGCTTTCCGAGCAAGACCTTGACGCGATCATCGCCGACTTGCGTAAGTCACGCAGTCACTTTGTCCTGGCCGATGACAAGAAAATCGGCACCCCTGCCTCCCGCAAATCCGGGGCGCAGAAGGACCGTGAGGCTCGGGCCAAAATCCTCGACGGCACGTCGCTTGACGACCTGTTCAAGGACCTTTGAGCCATGGGAGTTAAAATTCTTTCATCACGGGAGCAAGCGGCAGATCGTTTGCGCAGAGCCAAGGAGCAAGGACTATGACACAAGAAAAGCTTCTTTCCTTTAATGCAAGTGGCGCTCAATACGCTTGGGATAGCACTAGCCTCACCGCCTTCGCAACTTGCCCTCGCAAGTATTACTATTCCAACCTTCAGGGCTGGACCAGCGAGCTCCGCTCCGTTCATCTCATCTTTGGCGGGCACTACGCCAGTGCCCTCGAGCACTTCCACAAGTTCCGTGCCGCTGGCATTTCGCACGACGACGCTCTCCGCAAGGTCGTGCTGGAAGCTATGCTCAACACCTGGGATCACGAACGTTCCGAAAACGGAGACCCCATCCCCGGCAGCGGTGCGCCGCAAGACTGGCTCCATGCCAGCAAGACCCGCGACACCCTAATCCGCTCCATCGTCTGGTATCTGGAAAATTACAAAGACGATCTTATGCAGACCGTCATCCTCTCCGACGGTCGCGCAGCGGTAGAGTATTCCTTCTCCATCGACCTCTCCGACGAGTATGTCTACTGCGGTCACATCGACCGGCTTGTAACCTACGGTGACGGGAACGACATCTACGTCCAGGACCAAAAGACTACTGGTTCCCAAATCACCCCTCGCTTTTTCGAGGGCTACTCCCCCGACTACCAGATGACCGGCTATACCTGGGCTGGCCAGATCATCTTCAACATGCCAGTTAAGGGCGTGGTAGTTGACGCCGCCTATGTCGCTGTCGGCTTCACCGCTTTCGGTCGCCAGCCCATCACCCGTAGCGAGAAGCAGCTGGAAGAGTTCCGTGTCGAAGCCCTCCACTACATCGGGCTGGCCAAGCAATGCCACGAGTCCGGCTACTACCCCATGAACCGCACGGCCTGTGGTAACTACGGCGGGTGCGAGTTCCGCCGCATTTGTTCCGCTGTGCCCGGCATTAGGGAAAACTTGTTGCACGGCAACTTCAAAAAGTGTGACCGCTGGGACCCAATCAAACGGAGATAACCATGCCAGAGATTGTCAAGCCGCAACATCTCATCAACGCTCACGTTTTCGCTCTTGCCCGCGCTTACCTTGCTACGCAAGCAATAGCTGATGATCCCCGCATGACCCGTCATCAGCAGCTTCTTGCTCGACAGGCTCGCGACCTTATCGTGTCGCTGCAGAAAACAATGGAGAACCACAATGGCTAAAGCTTCCGAACAAACCGCAGAAAATAATGCTGTTCGCGCCCTCTACATCGGGGACAGCGGCAGCGGTAAAACCGGCTCCCTCATCAGCTTGCTCCAGGCCGGTTACACCATTCGCATGCTCGACCTTGACAACAACAGCGACAGTCTCGTCCAGCTCTGCCGCCACCACGACCCCAAGCTTCTCGAGCGCCTTGACATCATCCGAGTTCGAGACAAGTTTCGGGCAAGCCAGTTTGCCGGTCTCGAAGTCGCCGGGCAGCCCAAAGCCTGGGTCGACGCCCTCAAGTATCTCAACAAATGGGATGACGGCACCTCCATCAACGATTGGGACGACAAGACTATCTTCGTCCTCGATACCCTTACCAGCGCCGGTCGCGCCGCTTTCCACTGGGCCAAGGGGATGAACCCGAACAGCAAGGACCCTCGGCAATGGTATGCTGCAGGGCAAGACAGCCTCAAGACCATGCTTGAGCTTTTGACCAGCCCCGACTTTTCCTGCCACATCCTTGTCATTTCTCACATTGACTTGGTCGAGCGTGACGACGGCACCACCAAGGGTTATGCCAGCTCTCTCGGCAAAGCCCTCGGCCCTCAGATAGCCAAGGTCTTCCCCACTCTGATCATGGCAGAGACCAAAGGCAGCGGCAACAACATCAAGCGAACCATTACCACTCGCCCAACAATGTTGGTCGATCTGAAAAACCCAGTCCCGTTTAAGATGGAGGAACGCTATCCCCTTGAGACCGGAATGGCTACCATCTTCGCTACCCTCCTCGGAGGTGCAGGACTCGCGACGCCTGCCTCAAACAAAGTCGCTTAACCATCAGCAGCAACATCAAGGAGATCAGCTGTGAACTTCCTCGACGCATTGAACACCCGTGTAGGCGACATCGAGAAGCCCAAGCTTATGCCTGTCGGCACCTACATCTGGGTGATGAATAAGCCGCACAAGGAGTCCACCTCCAAGGACGGCAAATGGTTCACCATTGAAATCCCCTGCATCCCCAAGGCTCCCTACGAGCCGGCTGAGGATGTGGACATGGACGAGCTGAAGGACTTTGGCAGCCTCGCTTCCGCTCCCAACTCGATCCGCTTCATGGTGGACACCACTGCCGGGAACAACGACCTGGAGAAGTGGAAGTTCAACCTCAAGCGTTTCCTCCTCGACACCCTTCGCGTCGAGGGCGACGACGACAGCACCCTCAAGGAGCTTCTCGCCAAAGGCGTCGGCGCTGAGTTTGTCGCACAAGCCGCACATCGCCACGTTCCCGAGCGTGACGAGACCTACTGCGACGTGAAGAACTGGGCTCCGATGGATTGAGCCAACAAGACCTGGGCGGGGGAATAATCTCCCGCCCTAACCCTTACCGCATGAGGAAAGAAAATGAGCCCGGCTTTCGCAAACATCGCAGCTGTTGAAGCTGACTTAGAGGGAAGCAATTTCCCCGCATACATGCACACTGTGGACGCCTGTAAGGACCGTCTGCACACCTTACTTCTCCGCTCCCAGCGCAAGGCAGAGCAGCTTTACGGTCCACAACCGAAAGCGGAGCTTGTAGAAGATGGCGGTCGCGTCCACTACAAAGGGAACGGACACATCTCCTCCCTCACCATCAGCCTTTCCGAGCTCAGCGGGTTAATCTCTGACCTCGAAGGCTCGCTTACCCCCCTTTTTGATGTTTGAGGAAACCATGCTCTCCGGTTCTTTCCGCTCCTATCCAATCTCCTCCATCACCGTCTCCCCCGATCGGCAGCGGAAAGAACTGTCCGGCATCGAGGAGCTCGCTTCCTCCATCCGCAGCCTCGGACTGATCCACCCGATCGTGTTAACGCCAGACGGTGTTCTTGTTGCGGGCGAACGCCGCCTCCGCGCGCACCAGCACCTCGGCCTAACCCATATCACCGTCCAGTTTACCACCGACCTCCCGCAAGAGGAGCTCGAGGCAATTGAACTGGAGGAAAACGTCAAGCGAAAGGCGCTTAGCTGGAAAGAGGAGGTCACCGCCGTCGCCCGCCTCCATGCGTTGAAGCAGGGCACCGAAGAAAGCTGGACCGCTTCCGACACCGCAGAGCTCCTTTCCGTTTCCAACACTTCCATCAGCCGCTACCTCCTTGTCGCCGATTACCTGGCAAAGGAGGAACCCCTCGTAGTCGGCGCGGACAACCTTGTCACCGCCCACAACATCTGTCTCCGCAAGGAACAGCGGGCCGAGGCCAACGAAGCCACGATCCTCGATAAGGCTTTTGAGGCGGTGTTTAACAAACCCACCTCGATCGAGCCTACATCCCGCAAACCCGGCTCAAACGAGCCCACGCTTCCGCTGGTCGAGCAGCCGCAGAAGATCATCCCCTATCTCAACGACGACTTTCGCAAGTGGGCTACCACTCCCTGGTCAGGCCCCAAGTTCAACTTTATCCACTGCGACTTTCCCTACGGGATCAACTACGACAAGCATAATGGCGGGGCCACCGGCCTCCTTGGAAAGTATGCCGACACCCCCGAGCTCTACCTTGAGTGCCTCCGTTCCCTTAAACTCTGTATGGCCGACCGAGTGGCTGAGTCCGCGCACCTCATGTTTTGGTTATCCGCGCGTCACGAGATTGTTCATCAAACTCGCCTTGCCCTTGAGGACATGGGGTGGAAAGTCGCTGCCGTTCCACTTATTTGGCACCGCAGCGACAACTCCGGAGTGCTCCCAGACCCTCAACGAGGACCTCGGCAGGTTTACGAAGTCTGCCTTTTTGGCTCACGAGGCGATCGAAAGATCGTCCAAGCTGTGTCTAACCTATTCGCGCACCCCAAGACGAAGGAAATCCACGCGAGCGAAAAACCTCGCCCAATGCTCCAGCACTTCTTCCGAATGTTCGTGGACGAGTCCACTGTAATGCTCGATCCCACCATGGGCAGTGGCAATAGCATCCTTGCGGCGGAAGAGTCATCCCCGCAATTCGTCCTCGGCATCGAGGCGCTTCCCGAAATCTACGCAAACGCACTGGTGTTGAGGGAGGCGGTTAAACGGAGGGAATGATATGGCTGTTTCCATCATGGAATAAACCATATCAAACCTGGGGCAAAGCATGTCAATTCTTATCCTGTCCGACTACCCTTCTCTTAACGAAGCTGGTCGTCCCTTCACTAATGGCTTTTGGGGATATTTCAAGGGCCAGCTTCGCCGGGCGGGGATCGTCCCCGACGAGTGCACTTGGCTTAATTGCCTTAACACCCCTGCCGCTTCCTTTTATGCTTTCACCCAGGAAAGCAAGAGCGGCGCACTCACAGGCATCCCAGCTGTCGGGCGCAAGGCCTATCTCCGCGCTGAGTTCGGTCCGGAAATCCATAACCTCTACACCACCATTCGCCGCCTCCGCCCCAACGTAATCATAGCGTGTGGGGAGCTGCCGCTGCTTCTGCTAACCCACCAGACCAAACTAAAATTCGCTCGCGGTCGCATCACTACCTCCATCGCCAGCTGCGGTGGGGGAAAGGTCCTCCCTGTCCTACACCCTCGCGCGGTGCTTGCCGAGATCAAGCAGGAACCCATCCTCATCATGGACCTGATGAAGGCAAAGCGGCAGTCATCCTTCCCCGAGATAATCCGCCCACGCCGGTTCATTCACCTCCGTCCCAGCCTAGAGGACCTTGAAACCTTTTGGCAGGACTACATCCTCCCCTCCCCCGGCTTGTCCGTGGACATCGAGACCAAGCACCCACTCATCACCTGTGTCGGCATCGCTCCCTCCCCTGACCGCGCCATTGTCATCCCCTTTTTCGACCAGGAGAAAGCCACCGGCAACTATTGGGTCACTCCCCGCGAGGAACGCATCGCGTGGAAGTTTGTCGAGCGCTGCATCAACCACGAGGGGAAGCGCGTGTTTGGCCAGAATTTTCAATTTGACGTTCAATATCTTTGGCGTTTTATGGGGATCACCGCAAAGAGTTGGCGCGATGACACCATGCTAATGCACCACGCTCTTCAGATTGAGATGGACAAGGGCCTTGGCTTCCTGGCCTCCATCTATTCCGAGGAGCTGGCTTGGAAGTTCATGCACAAGAGACGGGCTGCGGATCGCAGCGGCAAGAAAGAGGACGAATGAAATGACAGAGGATATTCCAGAGCTTCTAAGCGATTACGTAGCGTGGAGCAAGGCAGGGCTGGACCAAGAGTTCACCCTCTTCAAAATCTACACCAGGAAGATGCGGGACACTCAAACCGGAGAGGTCGGAACCTTTGACCTTGACTGCAAGTTCCCCCTCGCCTCGTTCGAGGCCCGCCCCGATCCAGTCAACTTCCTCAAGTATCTCGTCCGGAAGTATCTCATGCACTGCGTCAACACGACCAAGGTGCCGTATGAAAACTGGATCGTAGAGTTCTCCCCCATTATGGAACGCTACCAAATCCCTTCCCATCTTTTCCTCGACACCGGGAGAGACCGCGCATGGCTCCTTTGATCTATCTCGCTTCACCCTACTCACACCCCAACCCAGCCGTCCGTGAGCTTCGCTATGAGCTCGCTCGCATAGTCACGGCTAACTGGCTTAAAAACGGCGAGGCCATGTTCTCCCCCATCGTCTACGGCAAGAGCATGGAGAAGATGATCGGCACGGATTACAAAAGCTGGAAGAACTTCAACGACGCCATGCTCACCGCCTGCACCAGCTTGATGGTGCTCAAGCTTGACGGTTGGGACATTTCCAAAGGCGTGCAATATGAAATTGCTCTGGCCAAGCAGCTAGGCAAACCAGTCAACTACCTCCAGCCCCCCGAGATCAGCAGATGATTATCATCGATACAACAACGCTAGAGGAAACCGCCGCATCCATGACGGACAGCGAAATCTATTGGACATACTGCGCTCTAGATTGTTGCGTCACCTACGATGTCATCAATGTCATCGAGCCGCAGCTCGACGAGGTTAGTCGGGCAACCTACCAAACATCCCTCGACACCATTCCCGTTATTCTTGAGATGATGTTGGAGGGGCTTCCCGTTGACCTGGCCCAACGGCGCAAGGCCCTAACCCATTACGAGGAGCAGCTTGCCCGTCTCGAGGCAGGCTTCACCCGCTTATGCGTCGAGGGCCTCGGCATCCCTGCCGATCGCACAAAACGCAGTGGCGGACGCACCGCCCTTCCCATCAACCCTGCTTCTCCCAAGGACGTGCAATACCTCTTCCACACCGTGCTTCAAATTCCCGAGAAGAAGAAGCGGAAGAAGGGTATGGATGAGGCTAAGGTCACAACCGATCGTGAGGTCCTCGAAGGCTTCCGCAGCTACTACTTTGCCGAGGTCTTTGTCAACTTTATTCTCGCCATGCGAGATGCAAGCAAAGCCATTGGCTTTCTTCGGACCAAACTTGACCCAGACAACCACATCCGTTGTTCTTTCAACATCGCTGGGACAACGACAGGCCGACTCAACTCCAGCTTCTCCGACACCGGCACAGGCACCAATCTCCAAAACGTCACCGGCAAGATGAAGAACCAGTTTGTCGCTGACCCCGGCTGGATGATTGTTGATATCGACCTGGAGCAGGGCGATAGCCGTGGTGTCGGAGCAATCGGCTGGAACTGGTTTGTCGAGAGCCATGGCGAAGCGTGGGCCGGCAGCTACCTCGACGCTTGCGAAAGCGGAGACCTGCACACCACTGTCGTCCGCATGGCCTGGCCTAAGCTACCTTGGCCCGAGTCTCTCGACCCCAAGCTTTGCAAAGCGGTGGCGGAGATGAACGCCTATCGCGAGCTGAGCTACCGCGACCTGGCCAAGAAACTCGGACATGGCACCAACTACCTCGGCCAGCCAAACACCATGGCTATGCACGCCCATCTCCCAGTCTCCACCATCGTTGACTTCCAGCGGAATTACTTCGGCGCATTCCCCGTCATCCCTGCTTGGCAACAAGAAACCATTCGCCAGGTTCGCGAGGAGCGTCGCCTCATAACTCCTTGGGGTCGTCGCCGCTACTTCTGGAACGATCCCAACGCAGTCCCCACGCACAACGCAGCCATCGCTTACTCTCCTCAATCCACCACCGGCGAGTTCATTAACCGTGGTGCCATCCGCCTCCAGCGCTATCGCAACCTTCACAACCTCCCCATCCGCTTCCTTCTCCAGGTCCACGACTCCCTCGTCCTCATGGTCAAACAAGACCAAATCCAAACCCTCATCCCAATCATCCTTGAGCAGCTCCGCGTCATTCTACCCCTCGCTAAAGGGAGAGAATTCACAATCCCCCACGGCGTTAAGGCAGGCTGGAACTACGGTATGGCGGATGAGGACAATCCTTTCGGTCTAAAGAAGTGGACCGGGGAAGAAACTCGTAAACCGCCCAAGCACCTCGCAACCTTCGAGAATATACTAAACACCCCAATCCGGCAGTTGTAAGCATGGTGCGAAAGCTAGATAATTGGGTAGCTGCTTTCGAGGAGCTAACCAAATACACGGGAAGTCCAGCAAGGCTTCGAAGGTGGGCGGGCATCGCTTGTGTCGCCGGAGCACTGGAACAAAAAGTTTGGGTTCACACGAACAACAGTCCGTTGTATCCAAACCTCTACACAATCTTTGTCGCCCCTCCTGGGGTTGGCAAGTCAGCCGTGCTCGGCCAGCTCCGACGCTTCTGGTCCCAGCTGAAAGAACACAAGATCGCCGCAAGCAGCGTTAGCAAGGCTTCTCTAATCGACGAGCTGCACGACGCCCAGCGTGTCCTTATCCACCCCGGTCGCAATCCACCCACCATCGAGTTTCATTCCCTCAAGGTTATCGCCAGCGAGCTCACCGTCTTCATCCCTGACTACGCCACCGACTTCATGAGCGTCCTCACCAACATCTACGACAACGAGCCATTCACCGAACGCAAACGCACCGCCAAACTCAAGATCGAAATCCCTCGCCCACAGATCAACTTCGTCGCAGGGACCACCCCGTCTTCCCTCGTCCAACTGCTACCAGAGGGCGCCTGGGATCAAGGCTTTCTTTCCCGCACCATGCTCGTCTACGACGCCGATGTCAAAGTTCAGTCCCTTTTCAGCCAAGGCAAGGAAGACATGGCTATGCAAAGTAAGATGGAGTCCGACATGCGGGAGATCGGCAATCTTTACGGAGAGATTAAATTCACCGAAGAAGCCGCTGAGTTCATCGACAGTTGGCACATGTCAGGGAAGCAACCCGTCCCGGATCACCCCAAACTTCTCCACTACTTGTCCCGCCGCAGCGCCCACCTACTCAAGCTATCTCAGGTTGCCTGCGTCAGCATGGGCAACTCCCTCGTCATCACCGTCGAGCACATCCAGCAGGCCATGGACTGGCTCTTCGACCTTGAGGCCCACATTCCCGAAATCTTCAAAGCAATGCACAATGGGGGCGAGGGCAAGGTGATGGAGGAAGCTTGGCACATGCTCTTCCAGTTCAAGGCCCGCTACAAGAAGGGAGCGCCACGTTCCCTGCTAATCAAGTTTATCTCCCAGCGTGTTCCCTCCCACGCAGTCGAACGGATCATTGACCTGATGGAGAAGGCCGACATGATCCGGGCGGTGGCGGAGAAGGGAGAGGGAATGCTTTACACAGCCAAGGAAAGGAACCCCTATCAATGAGTAAAGAATACATCTTGGAAAACAACCAGCTTGACTCGTTCCATGAAAGCCAGCGCTTCAAAGCTGACGCAGGCAAGCCTCGCCCCGACCTACTCCAGGTCGGCTTCCAGCGAGCTCTTCGCTTGGTCCAAGCAACGCTTGAGTATGGTGCCATCAAATACGAGGAGCACAGTTGGCGCAAAGTTCCAAACGCCGCCGCCCGCTATCTCCAGGCAGCCGAACGTCACCGCCAAGCCCGCCTGCTCGAGCACAAAGACGACAGGGTGTTTACTTTACAGTCAATTGATCCTGAGAGTAACCTTCCCCACGTCGCCCATGAGATTGTCTGCTTGCTCATGCTGATTGAGTTACAGCTGGAAGCAGAACCTTACACCGACCTGGAGAAACTTTGCACGTTCAACAAGCCGCCGCTGGATCACAAGACCTAGCGAGCCAGCCCTCTGATCGTCGTTGTAACAAAAAAGAAACCAACGATGACGCTTTGCAGACTATAAAGCTCTGGTGATAGGGGGTCAGTCACCCCCCATCCCAACACCTTATCCCACAGCACAAGCTTTGCATTGTAAATCACAAAGGGAAGCGCCCATGCGATTTGCACCAGTGTGATCCACCGACCAGCAATCGTATGGCTTGCCTGCCGCGCTTCCAGCTTAGCAATCTGCACCTCTGCCGCAATCCGTTCCGCATCATTCTGCGCGGCAAGCTTTGCTTCGTAGGCCTGGCGAAGCTGAGCGGGGATACCCCCGCCCAACAGTGACGCAAGAAACCGGATCATTTCTTTGGCTCCGTCGAGGTTCCCTGGTCAATCAGTCGGCCCAACCCCACGCCTAGGAACAGTCCAAGGGTAATGTAGCCATGCCAGTTAACTGGGATCACCATCTTAGCTTCCACTGGGATTGTCGCCCACATAGCAGACAGCGCCAAGAATTGCATGGACAGCCACTTTGGTGCCGCTCGCCAATTCGCCACAAGCTTCAGTTTCATACCGCTTCCTTTCAGTTCCAGAAAATGATCCAGTCCAGCACGTCTTCCCACCAGGTGTAAAAAGACATAGCCACGGTGCCAAAAGCTGCGCCGACAGCAACAGGCACAGTGTTCGATGGGGTTTTAGTTTCGATATTCTCCCTCACCGCTTCCACAAGCTGCTGCACCGCTTGCTTCGGAATAACAGTGTCTTTGATTTTCTGCCATCGGGCAAAGGAGGCTGCCAGCTTTTTGTCATACCCATTCTTGGCAAACCCTGGCCCATTGTATCCGCGAGCAAAGCCTTTCCAGTCATGCCGACGCAATTCATCATCTAGTTCCATGGACTTGATAAACCGGATCATGGCTCGGAGGTGATGTTCTTCGTCGTCTAGAAAAGCAAGAACCATTGCCTTGGCCGAGGCATAACCTGCTGCAACAGCGTTAAAGCCCATCAGTTGCCCAAGGCCCCACGACGCCGATTGCAGCGCGACATCTTCATCAATCTCCATCGCTTTCAGCAGGCGAGGATAGCTATCCTTGGGGTAATCTCGCTTCCACCGAGGGTAAGCCAGCCCAAGCTTAACTGCTTTATCCCGCTTTGGACCAGGTCCAAGCAGCCTGTAAAACACATGGGGCTCGAACAGCATCTTGGGTCGGCCCTGCTTATCGAAACCAGTGCCAGCTGACTCGACATCCAAGATCGCATGGACTTCATCCTCGCCGACACCGATCTCTCTCCCAATTAACGGAAGGTCGATGTCATCCAGTCTCTTCGCCTTACCCTTGAATTGCATCTTAGAGTCCTCCAATGATGCCTTTGATGAAGCTAATTATCGACTGGAAGAACGTAGCGAGGGTAGCGCCGACAGCCCCGCCCATGAGTCCGACCCCGATGATAATCCCTCGCAAGGTAGTCTTGCCATCGTGGATGGATTTTTGAAGAGCTAGAAACGCTGACGACACATCGTTCCTCTCCATTTTCTCCAGCCGTTCTTTGACCTCATGTCGCCACGCATCGGCATTACGCAAGTCCTTCCGAACCAGCGTAAAGTCTTCCTTAATATCCGCTTTCATCTCGGTAATAACCGAGTTCATAGCTGACAGTTGCCCTTGTAGTTGCCCTACCAAAAGTTCAAGATTGTTCTCTTGCCGTGGCGTCACGATCTTACCTCAGTTTTCCGAGCAGCATTTTAAGGGCAACAATCGGCGCGAGCACCGGAAACCTCAGCTTATCCTTCCGCTCACCCCAAGCTGGGTTTTGGTTATCAATCCAGCCCAGCTTGCGATGATAAAGCACAACATGGCTGGCAAACTTCTTCCCCTTCACCTGCCATATCACGGCGCGGAAGGTTAGCAGCGCCCACCAGAAGCGGAACATCGAACGGCCCTCAGTCAGCCAAAGCGCCGTCACCGCGAAGTCATCGCAGTCACCTTGCAACGGTCCTTCCGGTTCATCCAGGATTTTATAGCTGTCAAACTTCCCATCACTCGTCCACTTGAAACGAGCCGCTAGGTCATCTGTCGAGTCCATGTAATACCGCATCTTGCTCACCATTTCAAAGTGAAGTAGCCGTTGTCAAACACCCCAGCGCTTGGGAATACTTGGATTTGGGTAAGCTCAGCCCCAAGGTCAACCCGGAAGAAACCATGCTGACTTACGTTATCTTCAGTTCTAAACCCAGTAAAGTTAAGCATCCAGATGTGCCCCACAGCATAAACCCTTTGAAGGTTTGCTTTAGAGATAACAAAACCTGGGCCGGAAAGAACTCCACCAAGGATACCATGTGTAGATGCTGTAGATATATTTGGTAACAAGCCGGTTGATAGAGAAGCATAAAAAGCAGTGTAACCACTTGTTACTAAGCCTCCAGCATGTCCAAGCTGCACCCGCAATGTAGCACCCGCTGACATGCTGATAAAATCAGCAAGAAGGTCAATATCTTCAAGCCCGGCTGGAAGTCCAGAAAATAGTTGAGAAGCCCCGGAGCCTGGTTTCTGATCCCTTGTAGTTTTAGCCCGTTTTACCCAAAGAGTGTCAGTGCCGTCGCCACCCAGCACCTCTGTTGCTGCACCTTTACCAAGCTTCTCCAACCCGCTCGCACCGACCCGGATAATGTCGCCACGGATATAGGTCGGGGCAGCCAAGGCGGTTAGCTTGGCGTCGGCAAGCTGTGCCCCAAGGTTAGCCCGTGCTGTAGCGACGTTGGCAAGCCCGGAAAGATTTTCCGACTTCAGCATGTCCCCGGTGCCTGCACCAGCTGCACCTTGTTGGGCAAACAACGCCCAACGGTTAGCGCCGAGATCGGTTCCGAAGGTTCCCGAGGTATGTGCTACCACACAGATATACGAAGACCCACTGTTGAAAACAATGTCGGAGGGAGCGTAAGCCGTAGCAGTGACCCACGTCCCTCTCCACCTCAGCATACTGTTTTCTTTAGCGAGAGCGCTTGCAGCTGACGCTGCCGCTGCTACCGCAGACGCTTCTGCCGCCGCTGCTGCTGCAAGAGCATCCGCCTGAAAGTCCGTAAGAGTAGAGATAAGCTCCGCCGGGTCTTCACCAGGCAGAGTCTTAACCGCGAGGGCAAGTTGCCCTTGCAGCTCTTGGATCATGAAAGTCAGTTTGTCCCAGACTGTTTCCACCACTTCCGGGTCATATCGGGCTTGAGAAGAAACACCGACCAGTTGCGTCTGTGCTGTTTCCCGATAGATGTAAAGTTGCATTCCATTTTCGGGGGCCACAGTAAACGTGACACTTCCGCCAATTCCACTTGGTTCAATCGCCACCGTATACAGCGCTGGGTTAATGTCAACCTGACTAAACCCCTCGACCGAGGCTACCTTAACTTCCCCAACGTTCCTCGCCTCAAAGGCAAAGGAAAACACAGTCGTCACGCCATTGCCGGTGCGGAGTGCGCCCGAGTCGATAGTAGAAACAGTCATCAGTTGTCTCCATACATTGCGTCACCCACACGGTCGAAGAGCTGCCGGAAGATGAAATGGTTTTGATACGGCACGATCATCTGCCGGATCGCTCTCATGTTGCGCGATTGATCTTCCGCGTCGAGGTTGGTGAGCACACCCGCCATTCTTTCCGCCTGGGAATAGGTCGGGCCGAGCAACGTTCCAAGCATCCCACCAGGCCTCCGGAAAATAACCGGAGTATCATCCCCGGTAATCAACGGCATTTCAGCCCCAACATCCGCTGCGATGCTGGCAGCCCCGAGTATCCCACTCCGCTTGACCGCCTCCCAAATCCACTTGTCAGGTTCCATCTGATTTGCGGTTTCGAGAGTTTTACCTCCAACTGTCATTGCGTAAGTATAGTAGGAAAGCGCCCCCAAGGCAAGGGAAAAGGCGATGCCTTGCATGAGGTATGGGTCGTTGCCCTGGAGCGCCGACATTGCCATGCGAGAGTTGCTGGCGAAGGTGAAGCTTTTAAACTGGGCTAGCATGGAGAAGCCCATGTTTTCGTCGGTCCAGTTTGGACGCTCAAGCCCTGGTGTTACGATAAGTTTGTTTACCTCCCCAAGCACGGCGGCCTGGTATGCCTGATAGGCAGCGGGATCATCCCACAGATGAACGTTCGGCAGCACCCCACCGTTGGAGAAAACTTCCACGCCGTCTGGCCGCTCCATCTGCAGGGCGATCTTATGAATGTCCAGGTCGGACAAACCAAGGTTCCGCAGATACGTCCGCATTTGCAAGAGGTCGCCTGAGAACTCCGCTCCCTCCCTCCACGCTTTCGCCACCGCCGGAACATACGCTGCCATCGTAGCATGAGTCACGTTCCCAGCAATGGTTTTCATTCCAGCTGTCCAGAAGTCATACAATGCCACAAGCCCCATCTTCTGCGCCAGCACGTTAGCGCCGCGTTCCAGCCTCGTCCGACCAATGCTATCTTCCGCCAGGTCAAACACCGCCTGCGCCCGGCTATGCAGCACCGGCTCGAGGTTAAGCCCAATCTGCCTATTGATCTCCTTTGACTTCAGCCGGAACTCCTTCGCCTTCGGGTCAAGCTTGTTAATGAAGGGAGCCCAGCCGTGACGAAACACCCGGCCAACGCCGTGCTGCCAAACCGGCCTCGCAACGTCCGAGATAGACGAGGTGACAACTCCCCCCATCATCGTCACCACGTTGACGTTTTTGATAAACCGCCCTGCTCTCCACCACGGATCAGTTCCATCCCTTGGCACACCCCGCGTCATCCGAAGCCGCTGGATCGCCACGTCAAAGTCCCGAGTCATAGCCTTGGTAGCGTTGGATACATAGTTGCCAAGCTGCGTCCGAAGCTCCGGGGTCAGTTCCACAAACCCCTCCTCCATCGTGTCGGAGAAGTTTTTCTCCTCCAGATGCAGTTCGTCCATAGCTCCGAAGTCATCCAGACGCTTCTTCACCTTATCTGCAAAAGCAGCGGATTTGTCCACCCATCCTTTCGGCAGCTTGACATACTTGGCCGAACCGATCCGAGTCATCAGCGCCGTGGCTTCTTGCGCCATCTCACCCAGCAAGGACTTACCGTTAACGCTGCCGTCGAAGGCTCGCCAAATCTCCAGGTCCGGTGCCATTGTCCGGTCATAGGCCCTGGTCACCAGCTCCACATCATTAATCAGCCACTTCTTTTTCATGCCGAATGGGATGTTCATCACGCGCATGAGTTCGGCGCCGCGAGCATCTTGTCGCAGAGCATGGTAGGCGGGAGACAGTTCCACCTCTGTGTTGGTCAGTTTTTGATGCAGCATCGTCGCCATTTCCAACGCCTTCTCCCTGAAGTTGGGTGTGGTCGTGGCAATAGGGTCACCTGAATTTTCTCCGCGCAAACTCCAGGTGTTTCGGAAGTCCGCCTCAAGGTCTTCCAGCTCTCTTCCAATCTGATCCCGCATCCGCAGCTTTTCTTCCGGCGGAATAATCTTCGCAGCAGCTGCTTCCAGCTTTTCTTCCGTTGCCTCAGCACGAACCGCCCTCGACCGAACCAGCAGCGTAGCGTCAGAGATTACATCCTCCCGAAGCAACTGCAGTTCACGCAGCCGCTGGTCCAGCGCAACCTGTTGTCCCTCCACCGCTTTAATCCGATCAAGCAAGCGTTGATGGCGCTCAAGCGATCGAGCCATTTGCTCATCTAACCTTGCCCCAGACACTGGGTTCTTCCGCTTGCTGGCGATCAACTTCTGCATAGCCGCCGTCCGCTTTTCCATCTCCTTGACGACCTTTGTCATCTGGCGAGTGAGCGGGGCGAGGGCCTTATCCCCCTTCAGCTGTATCTTCTCAATATTCAGGTCAACCGCTGCGATCTTGGGCAGCTCCGTCCGGAACATCTCCGCGATAAGTTCGTTGGTCCTGTCAAGCTCCGCGCGCAGCTTAGTTGTCCGTTCGGTGGCGTCCCCGCCAAACTTCTTCAACGCCCTGGCCACGCCAAGCAACCGCTTCCGCTCATCCAACAGAAGTCTAGTGTCGGCAGTGATGCTATCGGCCAAGTCTTTTTGCGCTGCTTTCAGCTGTTCCTTGGGCCAACCCTCCTCCTTCGCCTGCTTATTCAGAGCAAGGCGTTGGGTGTTGAAGCCCTGGAGCTCCGGCGTTTCATCGAGAAACTCAATCTCCGCTTCCGTGTCCGCAAGCCGGGTGCTGATCTCGGCGTCGTCAAGCTGACTGATCAGCTGCTCAAACTCCAGCTTCTCCTTCCGCTTGAGATAAGTCTTCCTTCCCTTGTCAAAGCTTTCTTGCAGCGACTTTTCATAAGCCTTGCCGAAGTCCTCGAGGAACTGAGAGAAGTTCTCCATCAGCTTCTGCTGGTCAAAGATATGGTGGGCGTAGTTCTTCACGTCCGGTCCAAGGTCATCGTCCAGCAGTTCCTTATACAGCGGTTCGACCTCAATTCCCTTCGCTTCCATCTCCGCCAAATATTGCTTGTGCCGATTGTTGTAGAACTCGAAAAACTTCTTGAACTCCTGCACAGCCGGAGCAAGCTCGGGTTTAATCTCCCCTGTGTTCAGCTGCTCAAACACTGCAGCTTTATACTCCGTCCAGTTAAGTTTGCCTGGCGGTATCTTCCCAAACTGAGAACGGATTTGTGTGAACGCCGCCATGTTCATGTCAGCGCCTTTGGCTCCGTCATACACATAGTCGTAGTAGTGCTGGTCAAGCTTCTTGGCGAACGAGACGACATAGGCGTCATAGGCTCGGATACGCTCAATCACCGTGCCGCCGTCTGCCGACGGTTGCATCTGTTCCAGCCCCGCTTGCTGGATGCCGGAGTTATCTAACTTGGCAATACCGTTGCGAAGCGAGGGAAATAGCCGCTGGCTGAACATGCGATAGCTGGGTGACATTTTCCCCAGCATATTCATCAGGGCCTGGCTAACCCTATTCGGCGCTGGCTTCGGGCCGAGAGTGTTCCGCGTCCGGCTGGGTGCGGCGCCGATCGCTTGGGTGTCTGCAGCTTTGCCATTGTCGGCAGGTTTGGATATGGGCGTTTCCATCGTGGAACGAGCCATACCAGGGTCTTCCGCCGCTTCAAGCATAGTGTAAAGCTGGTCGTCAAGTTCACCGTTGGCGAGGGCTTCTTTCAGTTCCGCTTCCTTGAAATAGGGAGTTCTGCCTGCCTTCATGTGAGTGTCAACAGCCCCAAGCGGAAGTGTGATCTCAGTTCCGTCTGCCCGGTGAAGGGTGATAGCATACTCGCCCCCGACAAACCACTTGCCTCCAGACCCCACTGGAACTTTGACAAATCGAGCCATAACATCTTCGGCCACAGGCGCCTCGAGGTAGCTTCCGCCATAGGCCATCTGCGTCTCGATGTCCTTGGCTTTGACACGCTTGGGCTGACCAATCGTAAGTGCCCGATCCTTCAGCGGAACGTATGTCATCGGCTCCGCTTCATCCATCATTTCCGCGACTTGCTCAGGATCACGAATACCAGCAGCTCTTGCTTCCATTTTTACTTCAGCAGCAGTTGGTGCTTCCACCCGAACTGACTGCTCGTGCAAAATTGGAAGATCAGGTTCACCAACCGGCACGTCCACTTTTTTCTGGTTAAGCGTGATAGCTGCCTGCACCTGCGCCCGAGCTGGTCTCGTCATCCGGAGATATGCCGCCCCCATCAGTCCAAGCAGAGCTGTGTCTAGCGCAATTCCGGCATAGAGCTCCGCTTCCGACCTTATCTCCTGGTTCAGGAAAAGCGCGCCATTCTGCGCCGTTGCCCCAGCAGCCGCAAGCGCCAGAATTTGCGACATCCCTTTCGCTCCTCTCGCCTGCCCGGCAATAGGAATGAACACAGTCGGAGACAGCATTCCCGCCGCAAACGCCGCTGCAGTCCCCTTCCACCCGCTCGCCGCAAGCACCGCCCGATCTTGATACTCCTTCTGCATCCGGGACAGCGTGGTGTCAAATTCCTGCACCGATTGCGAGCCAGCCAGTGGCACCATCCAATCCACCGGCAGCTGACGCTTCTTAAATTCCGACATGAAGTTGAAGGTAGGATCGGGCTGAAACACCGGCTTGTTCAGATGCGCGTAGAGGTTGGCAACATCGTTCTCGAGATTGAAAGCGGAGCCGATGGTCTCGACAAAGCTGGGCTTGAGCTCAGCTGCGTCAGCCCCCGGAAGCGTCAGCCTTTTGAAAATGTCGTTCATTCATTTGCTCCCAGGTAAAGTTCCACCACCTTCAGCGCATCTTCCGGCGTGATCCGCATTTCTTTTTCGACGACCTCAGCCAGCGCCAGCTTATTCGCCTCATCCGGCGACATACCCTTGTGCTTCTTGGCCAACTGCGTTACCCGTTGCGACATAGCAGGGTCTTGCTGCATCGCCGTTCCAAGCATGGTCACAGCGTTATTAATCACCGTTTCATCCGCTTCGCCCTGCGGCACCACGGTAAGGTAGCCAAGCTCTTGCGCCGCCAACTTCGCCGCATCTCGTTGCTGAACGAAGCGGGACTTCTCCAACTCCAGTTCGTTCACAACATCCGCTTGCCCCATAGCTTTGGCCTTGGCAATCTTTCCATCCAGCTCCAGCACTTGCCGTTCGTTCGCTGAGACCTTACTCACCGCGTTCTTCCGCAGTGCTTCTTCCGACATCATAGCATCTTGCCCAGATTGCAGTTCAGGTCCACCGAACCTTCCCTCCAGGACAATGGCTTCGCCAAACTCTCCCATGCCAAGCACTTTGTAAGTCGGGAGCTTTCCTTCTCTGACCTCACGGTCCGTCTGCTCATCCGGGATCAGCACTGCCCCGTAGGGGGAGGCGCCGCCAGCGGCAGCGTATTCGCTGATGGCGGAGTAGAGGAAACCAAGGTCTCCATCCGCCCCAACGTAATGGTTCTCCGGAGGGTGGCGCATGAGCACAGGGTTCTGCTGCGTTCCCGCAACAAAGCCGCCAGGACCCCACGCCGTCTGTGGCACCACCGTCTGACTTGTCCCCCAAATCTTATCCAGATACGCTTCCATATACGCGGTAGCAGCTTCCTCAGTGCCATAGCGCATGTAGCCGTCTTGGAAAGCGGTGCTTGCGTCCAGCATCAGCTGACTTTCCGTATTTGGGTTGATCTTACTGTTCGGCTCGGAAACAAACCAGCCGTCAAACCGTTTTGCCACCTCATCAACAGTTGGGAAACTAGTTGAGAAAAGCTTGCTAGCCTCGCTCGACAACTGTTCTGGAGTTTTGCCGGAGGTAGCTTGCACGTCTGTAGCTGCGCGGAAGTCTTCCACCGCAGTGTCAATGCTTCCTCTCCGCTCCGCCAGCTGCTTAAACAGCTGCACCTGCGCCACATCCTCCTGGCTAAAGCCGCTTCTGCGAAGCAACGTGCTGTCGCCAGCATGGGCCGCCGCGAGAAAAGCAAGTGCTTGCGTCTGCGTCTCAGGCACCCCCATGGCCGCGCGGAAAGCATCCACCGATCCGTCTGGGAAAAGCCGAGCCTGATTAACCGCATACTTCATCTTGGCGTAGGCTTTCTCATCGCCCGTTGCGATCCCAGCAAAGCTATCCGCACCGAACCACCGACCAAAGGCTTTCTGTTGGTCTTGGCCCAAAGGAGTCCCCGCCGCAATCATCGCCCCGACATTGGCCGTTTCACTTTCAGCGGTACGAAAGACTTCTCTTCCAGAGTTAAATCTAGCCTGAGCGTCAGCGTCCCACTGCCCCGCTTTTTCCATGCTTTCGACGAAGCTCTGGTCGTTGCGATAGCCAGCTTCATACACCCCGTCGAGCATGGCTTCACGTTGCAGTTTGATCTCATTCGCCATGGTTTGCTTCTGCTGCTCAGCCGCAGCTGCCGCAGCATTTGCAAAGCTTTGCTTCTGCTCCAGGGAAAGATTGGCATAGCGAGGATCGGTCCAGACATTCGGTCCTTGCGCCGGGCCAGTCCCACCTCCGGCAAAGCCTTTCTGCCCTGTCATAATCTCGATGAACTCAGCATCGCTCATATGCCCTAGACCTTTCCACTCAAGGTCATTAGGGTTGTCCGAACGAGGCTTGCCCAGCACGTCCCGGATGATCAGGAGCTGTTGCGGATCACCACTTGCCAAAATATCCTTAAACGTAGCCCCGCTGTAGTGCCGGTTGAATTGCGTCTCCGCCCAGTGCAGCGCAACCCTATCCTGCCACTCCGGGGAGAAGTCCGGCACCTTCACTCCATAGGTTCGTTCATAGCTTTCGGAGGCCGCCCGCCACGTCCCAAGAATAAACTGATAACGGCCAGCAGCTGTGCTTTCGCCTGGCGCCTTGCTCGTCGCCGCAGGGTGATCTTCATACCCCGCAAAGGTGGAACCTCCGTTCCATACGTTATAAGCAGGAGCTTCGTTTTCCGCGATGGCATTCAGCACCCCCCTGTCTTGGGGCAGAAGCCCCGCTGCTACAACGTCGCCTCCGTCATCTCCTTGTCGAGCACTGCCGTAGCCAAGAGCGGTTTGCTCCACCGCCGTGCCAAAGTCCAGTCCTTGCAGCGTGGCCTTCCCGCTTTCAATAAACTCTTGTTTGGTGATTTCCGGCAGCGCCGACTTTTCCACCATTTCAATCCACTGAGCTTCGGCGTCCTCAAGTGAAACCCCTCCACCTTTCAGACCAGAGCCAAGGGTGTTCAACCCCTTGTTCAGGGTGTTGGTGTCGGCGGTGTCAAGCAGCTCGAGCTCTGCCGCAAAAGCCGAGCCAACTCTGGTCGCCCTGTCTCTCGCCAGCTTAGCCGCCATTTCCTCCCGATGCCGCTCAGGCACGGTTTCGAGAAACGCCTTCTCCTGCTCCGCCAGCATAGCATCATATTCTTTCGTCATTCCGCCTGGGTTAGCCGAACGACCGCGAGAATACTCTGTGAATTCTTTTGCTCGATCCTGCTGATACTGCAGGAATTGCGTGTCCAACTCCAGTGCCTTGCTTGCCATAGCCCGGCGGTCATACACCGCCTCGATATCCGTGCGAGAGTCAAGAAAGCCCACCCCTGCTTGTGCCAGCCTGTTGACCGAGTCACCCAACCCGGAGGTAGCTTCCGCCATGATGCTGCTTGAGCGATCGTTGACAAGCTGGTTCTGCAGCCCACCACTTGCCCGAACGGTTCCAAGAGCCATGTTTTACCTCACGTAGCTGGGGTCGCTAAGCGTCAGCCGACCCTTGTTAAATTCATTCACCATGCTGGCGCCGGAAAGGAAGGATGTCGGAATGTCGAGGAAGGTTTTCAACAGTCCAAGCTTCCCAGCCTTTTTCATCGCCTTTGCTTCCGCCCGCATCGTGCCTTCCTGGCGTTTAGTGTTTTCGAGCTGGATGTCTTTCTTCTGCGACAGTCGTTCCCGATCACGCAAGGCCAGCGACTCCGCTCCAGCTCTCCGGAACATCATAGAGCCGGTGGTTGAGGTCAACCCACTCGCGTTCATGTTAGAGATTAGATCGGCAATCTCTGCCCGAGCATCAAAGTCTTGGTCCTGCATATCCTGCGTTGCCGCAAAAGCCTCGCGTTCAGCATTCTGCTTAAGCAGTTCTGCGTTCTGCGTCGCCACTTGCGACTGATACATTGCGTTGTTGTAGCTGCTGAGCCCGGAGACAGCGGCACCAGCCGCCATCACATACGGGGCAATGGGAGCGAGGAAGGCCATTAGAGACTCCGACGATAGAGGAAGCGGTTAGCCGCTTGACCGATTTCTTGAAAGCCGAGATAAAGCAGGAGGTCTTGGTTGCGGCGGAGGTCCTCGGCGGCTTCGGCAAAGACGATAGGAGCGGCAATTACGTATTGTAGGTCGTCCAACAACTCTGGAGCTCTCCGCACGTTGCGAAAACCGCCTTTCAGCACTTTCGCCCAAAGCCAGGGCGGCGACAGCATACTTTCCCGCATCACCCCAATCTGCATGATGTCGGGGTATTCCCAAACCGAGCTAGTCTTAGCCGCCAGCTCTTCCGGCAACTCCACTTCAACCTTTCTCCACATTTACTCCCCCACGTCCAGATCAAAGGTGAAGCCGACGACGCTGGCAGGAAGGGGGTAGCTTTGTTCAAAGCAAACCTGGGCATCCTCACTCCACCCACCAGCACCCCAAAGCTCGTGCACGCTTAGCTCGGTGAAGAGCTCAAGCGGGTTATCCCAGGCTTCGTCGCGGCGAGAGGGCAGCTCCTCCATTTTATCGAAAGATGCGCCTACGGCAAGGCCGCGGGTGTTAAGCTGACGAAGAGCAAGCCCGCGCAAGCTGAGAGGAAATCCGCCCAAAACGTAGTTCGGCAGGGATAGCGGAAGAGTCTTGGCTCGAGCCTTATATCCCAGCCCCACCGTCACCGCTGCGCAATCGTTAGTCAGTGCAATAGTGCCGTTATTCACGGACACCTCAAGCGTAGCATCGCCGTCGCTAAGCACGCTGACCTTTTCACCCTCCAGCCACCAAAGGCCAGAGCTTGAAGTAACCTTGGTGTTGTAACCCCAATCCCCCGCCTGCACCTTCAGTTTCCCTTTCTTGTAAAGGGAGCTAATTACCGGCACTCGCATGGGAGATAGCGTCACGCTACCTACATTGATCCCGACAATCCTGAACATACCTGTGCCGATGTAAACGATTTGTTCCAGCGCTGCCCAGCTAACATCGCTAGCATCGAGATACCAAATAGCGTCGGGGTCTCCTTCATCTCCCTCGCGACGAAGCGTTGCGGCAAATGCCGGGCGGATCAGAGGTCGCGTAACCCCGGCGTCCACATACCACATGCCGCTATAGCAACTGTCGTTCCGTGGAACTTCCCTTTCCAGGAACATAACCTCAACGCCCTGGATAGTCCGGCGCACGGCTTGGTAGGCCAGGTTATACGAGTTTTCACTCAGCGTTAGCACGCTAAGATAATCCCCTTGCGTCCGGAACCTTGCCCAGCCGTATACCTCCAGGTTCCGTTCGTAAGTCAGCTCAACCCTCTGCCCATCCTCTCGGACAAAGTGAAGCATCTTATGGGGCTCGGGTGCCCAGCTAACTGCAACAGCCTGATTGTCTGCGCCAAACAAATGTGAGGATAGGACAAGGATGTCCTGCATCTTAAAGCTGTTGGTGTATTCGGTGTAGACCATCTGGTTCAACTCGCTGTTAAGCGAGGTCATGAACAGGACGTCAAGGTTTATCGCGATAGGCTCGAGGTCGCTGACGCTGACATAGCCTTGTGGCTCCGCGATCGCAGATACAGCGGAGATGGCTGTGTTCTCGCCCCCGCGGAGCTGGGCAATTCCATCATCCGTGAACAGCATCAAGCCGTAGCGAAGGGCCAGCATGTGCTTAATCGGACGCTCACTCTCGGCATCCAGTGTGTAGCTATAGCTATCCGTAGCGATTGGCGGGAACGACAGGCCAAATCGGCCCTTGTCATTCGCCAACGATCCCACCACCGTCAGCGGCTCATTCGCCAACCCGGCGTAAACCCCACGCTGTTGGAAGCGGGAATATACAGCAGGGAAGTTATTTCCGGCAAAGAAGTCAATGGCCTCGGGAATAGTTTTGGTGAAGTCAGCAGTGATGTTGTTGTCTACGAAAGACAAGCCAGTGGTGTAGCCGATGTAACCTAGCTGCGCCCCTGCCGGATACGCCACCGGGTAAATCAGCGAGCGGTAGACGTTGTACCGCTCCGCCCCTGGAACTGCAGACCAGGTAAGCGTGAAGTGTCCAGTGGTCGTAGCATAGTTGACAATGCTGTTTGTGACCAGCACGGTTGATGAAGCCGACTCAACCCCATCAACTACCGCGGTGACGGCGAAGCCAACGCTGGCCGAACCAGCGCTGGACGCTGCTCCCCCAATCCCACCCGGCGCTGCCGGAAGGCTATTCGAGAACGTCGAAAGCGACCAGTTGCTATCCGACACCCGCTCAATGAAAGTCGGAAGCCTGGTGTCCCGAGTCACCACAACCTTATTCAAGTCTTGCGTCACTTTCATCGCCGCGATATCTGCGTCGCTGAACGTGGTTGCCAGTTCATAAACCGGCGCCCAAGTCACAGCCCCATTCGGCACCGGCTGACCAATCGGACTGGAGATCACAAAAACGGATGCGGTGCGCGAGACAACGTTGAAGTAGCCCTTAACGTTGCCAGCGTCCACCCAAACCAACTGCCCCGCAGTCAGCGTGTTCGCCGCTGTCACCGTTCCATCGAGCATGGTTCCAGCTGCGTCCACAGCCGAGTGGATGAACTTCCCATCCTTCATAACCCTCATCTTGTTGAGCGTAAAGAACAGGGCCAGGTCATACAGCTTTGTCCGAAACCTTGCCCACTTGTGGACCTGCTCCGGCAGCATTGCAAGGAACTCTGTCCCCGTCCGATTAAGCAGCCCGCCGTGATAATCAATGAAAAAGTTTTCCACCTCGGCTAGGCCGAAGGGATACTTTTGCAAGTCAAGTCGTCCGTAAAAAGCCGGAGAAACTTCCCCGGCGGTGAAGGCAAAAATCTGATTTTTGTTCGTCATTTCACCAGCCCGCTGATACGGAAGGAATTGGTCGGATAGATGAAACGGGTTTGATGCCCTGGCACCCTGAACTCGGTTCCGGCGTAGAACGAGGGAACGCTCTCGAAATAGGTGTCGTCAGCATTGGCTGCGTTCGTGCCAGCCTCGCCTATCAAGTCAACGACCTGTTGCTCGAGCTTTTGCGTCAGCGCCATCTTCCCGTTCTTCGCCATGTTGATGCAGGCGGCGAGAGACCAGACGACGCAATGATAGAGGCCTGGCTCCCAACGAACCGGGTCCTCATCGTCCCTGGTGTAGTAGAGAATGGGAGAAATATTGTTCGAGTTGATTACCTTGGTCTCTCCGACCAAGCCCAAACTGAACTTGGTGAAATCCGCCATGTATTGCGGCAGCACCATATTCTCAGGATACGCGAAGGCGTAGAGGTAATCGGGATCGGGGTCAGCAGCAGTCCAGTCAAGCCCCTCGTTTCTCGACGCCACCAGCGACAAACGTCTGGTGGAACGGAGAGTAGGCCAATGGAAGGAGGTAAAGACCGCCCGTCGCGCTAGCGGATACCAAAGCTGAAGTAGGGCTTGTGCTTTGCCAACACCGGCTGGGTCTGTAACTACCGGCTCACTTCCGATAGCAGACAGGGCTTGGTTGAAAAGGTTGCGAAGGTTTTGCATGGACCGAGCCCCGGCTGAATAGTGGAAGCGGGGGAGACACTCGCCACCCCCGCCCTACTTCACTTATCGTCGTCTTCGTCAGCAGCTCCGCCCTTAGCTGCTTTAGCAGCTGCCTGCGCGTCCACCTTCGAGAGGAACTTGGCCGAAGACGGCACCTCCTCAGGACGAAGGGCAGTGATGCCCTCCGTATGAAGACGACCCTCGCTATCATAGCAAGGACGGATGAGTCGAACCCAAACCTTGCCGTCGATAATCTGACGATCCGCAAAAGCCTCGTCTTCCTTGGCTTCATTGATCTTCCGCTCAGCTTCCATCTTGTTGAGCTGAGACACCAGGGTGGTCGGTTTTGTCATGGCTTAGCGGTTCCCCCGCGCCGGATAGCCGCGCCATGCGCGACGGTCGGCGACATACTCGATCGACAGGGTGCCGCCGGTGAAAACCGCCGTGCCGACAGTGATACGCCAAGCGACGTAACGCTCCCAGAGGTCGGTGTCCGGAACCGGAACAAACAGGTCGCCTTTCACCGTCTGCGCCAGCGTGTAGGTGGGGCTGGTGTAGAGGGTGGTAGCGGAGCCGAGTGCCGAGTTGTCATCGGTCACGAGAAGCAGCGTTGCGGTAGCAGCGCCGCCCGAGGTGCCCCCACGGAAGTTGATATCCCAGCCGGGACCGTAGGGTTTTGCCATCAGCCCATTGTTCCGGGCTGCGCCAAAGTCCATGACCTTAGCGGCACCACCAACGGTCTGCGTCGAAACGGTAAAACCGCTCAGGGCAGCCTTGATGGCGGGAGAAAGCAGTTGGTCGATAAGCATCGGAATGTCTCCTTACACGACACGAGCTTCGTCAGCGCGCATCACATCCATGCGCCGGATCGGAACCTCCTGGAAGGAGTCCACTTTCTTCCCACCAACTTCCATGATCTGGAGGGTAGAGTTCTTCACCACGTTCGGCAACTGCTGCCGAAGCTTCGTCTTGATCGAGCGGTCCATGTAGAAGACCGGACGGCAGTTCTCCATCGACGGGATATACTCCATCGCCTCGAACATGAGGTTGGGGATGTTCGCGCCGGTGTAGCCGGTGATTGTCGGGTCTGCGCCCAGGAGGCTCCGGTCGATGTTAGCGATACGAACAACGTAACGGTAGTCCTGGATGACAAGGCCGAGGTCCCAACGGTAGTGAGTCGAGTAACCCTGGTAGTAACCGTTGTTCTGCCCGTCCGCCGTCTTGGCGAAAAGACGCTGCTCGCCCAGGTCCTTCACAGACAGACCGGCCTTGCTCCCTTTGGGGAAGATGCCGTAGACGGTGTTGGGAGCCCAACCGACCAGAAGGATGCTGGCGTTGTCGGTGCCCGTGCCGCCAGCGTCAATGATCTGCTGACCCACGCCCGAGCTGCCCGGCGTCACGTTGTAGTGAGCCATGAACCCGGTGATGGCCTCAGGGGTGTTGTCTTCGCTCTCATACACCAGCGAAGACGCGACCTTCTGGTTGAAGCCCTCGATGTGCGCCGCGTCTTCCTGCAGACGGAAACGAGTGGTGTTTCCGTTCAGGTCGGCCAGGGCTTTGTCGATCTCCGAGTAGTCCTCGAGCATACCGCAGCTCGCCGTGACCTGCGCGCGGGTGCTCTTAGTCGGCTGGACGCCTTGGTAGAAACGACGCCAGGTGGGAGAGGGGAGACCGGTCCGGACAGTAAAGCGATGGCCGGTCGGGAGGTTGCCCTCCATGAAGGTCATGTCTTCATACATCTGGTTGGTCTGCGACAGCAACTCACCGAGGTCAGTCACTGCGTCGTCGGGACCCAGCGCCTGCAGAAAATCGTGCAGGGTCGGGTTGAAAGGAACGTCGGGAAAGAACGACATTCTTTGCTCCTATCTAGGTTTGGGTTGAAGTGTAGATGTTGTCGCCCAGCTTCCGAGCCGACACTGCCTTGCCGTTACCGCCGACCGCACCACCCTCGATGAAGGGCTTGGTCAGACGGTGTAGAACCTGCATCACTGCAGGATGGTTTCCGGCGCCGGTGAGGTCCATCGCTTGGAAGAACTTCTCATCAGCACCGACCGCGACGAGGGCTTGCATAACCTTGCCAGCTTCTGCCTCGGGGTTTCCTTTGAACTCGGGCAGGGCGATGGTTTCCGCCCGCCACTTGTCGTTCATCTCGGTCCAGGTGGTTTTGGCCTGCTCCGTGAACGTGGTCTGCACGTCCTGGAGGGCTTTCACGTGGAGGTCAATGAGCTGTTGCCCGCGCTCTTGCGGGGACAGGTCGGCTTTGGAAAGAATTTCGGCAAAGCTCTTTCCGACATTTTCATCAATGGTAACGCCCTCGGGAAGCTTGACGGCGGTAAGGTCGAAGGTTGCGGGGGCTTCGCCGCCTTCAGCAGGCTTGGCTTCGCCTTCCGGCTTGGCTTCCCCGTCTCCTGCAGCCTTCGCCGCTTCCGACAAAAGGGTGGATGGGGGAACGGGATCGGCTGCCGCTGCGTCCCCCGCTCCTTCGCCAGCTGCCGGGGCCGCATCCCCCGGAGCAGCAACCCCACCATCAGCCCCCTCCGCAGAGCGGAGAAGGTTGAACCAATTTTGACCAAGCTTATACATCTGCGGTAAGCTCCTCGAGCATGAGGGTCGGAACCAATGTCGGTTCGACCTGGGTTAACATTGCGGCAAATTCAAGCCCGGCTGCCTGAATTCCCTGGTTCCTCGCGTTGACGACAGGGTTGACATCAAAGACGTCTGAAGGAGGAAGGACGCGGCAAAAGGTTAGAAACTGACGAACGAAGACGCGGAGGTTTTCATCCTCCTGTATCGCGCGCACGGCGAACTCAAGCTGAGCCTCCAGCGTCACTTCCTGTTTCTTATCGTCCGAGTTGCCGACCATACTTAATCCCTTTCCTCCTTCAACCTTACCACGCCACCCGTTCCCCGGTCAATCCCTATCACCCGAGAAGGGATTGGACCGCACTCATCCCTCCCCCAACTTCGACATTAGCCAGGCTCCCAGCTGCCGCTCCAAAGTTTTTCGCCACCTCCGAAGTCTGCATCAGCTCTTGCATCTCAGCTGCCGGTGCAAGCTTCTCAGCAGTTTCTTCTTCAGGAACCAGCACGGACGGGCGGACACCCAAGCCTTCCGCATACTGTTTAATGATGTCGATGACATCAACGCTGGCCTGAGCCTCGGGCCAAGTCGGAACGAGCTGGCCAACAAAGACAGAGAACCTTTCAAGTGTGGCGACATCGCTTGCCTTCTGCACGTCAGAGAGGATGTTGGAGAATTGGATTTCGGCGCCATGGCCTTCCGGCAATTCCGGGACCAGCTTCTTGCGCCGAAGTATTCCATACACCCGCTTGACGATGACACCGATGTCTTCGAGGTAGCTGCGGTGAAGCACCGGACCCAGAATGACCATCTTCTCTTCCCGCCGAGCGTCGATTTCGGTGGCGCTCCGGACGGTTTCGAGGCTGGAAATCATGTCGAAGAGGTAGTTGAACAAGCCGTCTTTGATCGCCTGGACAATTCGACCCCGCTTGATTTCCAGTTCCTGGAAGGGAACTTGCAGCTGGTAAATCGGACGAGCACCGGCTTTCTCTCCCAAGTTGGAAGTGTAGGTGATGCCGTTGGCGCTGAACGCCTTGGGACGGTTCCGCAAGCTGATGTCGGCCAGCAGCGGCGGGGACATCATTTTGTCCAAGCCCTGGTCAGACTTATACTCCAGGTTTTGCAGCTGAATGGCTTTGCCGAGCACGGACAGGGTTGGCGGAACACCATAGGTGGAGCCATCTGGACACGACCAGCGGAACACGGCCACAGGCCATTCATACAGCGGACGCTTCGCGAGGAAAGGCGGAATGTTTGCCATCTGCGCAGACATCCAGTAAAGCTCGCGGAAGGGGTGACTGGTGCTCAGTACTTTGTCGTTGGGATCGTTCTTCTCGATCAGATGGGACACCAGGTATTCGGTGCGAGCAGCAGCTCCGCCCTTCCTCGCTTTCTCCACGATGTCCTTGGGCAGAACTTCTTCCCCGAACTCCCGCAGCAAGTCCCTCGCAGTCATGCGGAACTCGCGGCAGAACTTGATCACCTGGTTGCTCTCATCCGTCACAAGGCAGAAACTGCCTGGCGGGCAGTTAGTAAACTTGCAAATGTAATCACGATCCTCGTAGCAAAGGACGGCACTGGTCCCAATACCACAACCATCATAGACTTGTTCAGCCCTGGTGTCGTAATAGTTGGTGCCCTGCAGCGTCTCGAGGATTTTTGTCCTGATAGCGGAATGAACTACGCCAGCGCCGGAGTAACCCTCCTCATACGGCTTGGTCCCCGGCTCTTTGATGTTGAGCCATTTCCTCGCGGGAGAGGTGACGCCGTTCATGAACCCAGCGCTCAACACAAGCAGCGCGAGCGCAGGCTCCCCGTCCAGCATGGCGGGGTTAGCGATCTTGTCCGGGTCCCTGGCCGAGGTCGGCGAGGTCGTTACCAGGTGGTTGTAGAGGAAAGGGTAGAAGCTTTCATTCAGCTTCCGCCAGACATGCACCCACTTGGCCTGCTCCGCTTTTGCAGCGGTCATGGTGTCTCGTGCGGTTTTCAGCGCCGCTGCATCAACTTCGTTCATTTCGCCCCCATCATCCCGGAAAGAAAGCTGGTTTTGTTTACGGGCTTGGCAGCGGGGGCACCGGATTGAACTTTCGTTCCGACTCCCGACCCCATGCCCATCATCCCAGCCAGCATGTTGAACATGGGGCTAGACCCGCTTGCGCGACCGGGGTTGCCCTGAACCTTTACGTCAGTCCCCCGGCCCTTGAACAACCTGCCAAGGAAGGAGTTACCCTGCACCGCACCTTGGTCGCCGTAAAAGCTGGCGACAGTGGAAGCGTAGGGCAGGTTGATTGGAGCGGGCGCTTTCGGTTTTCTCATTTTCTCACCTGTAGTGGGTTGAATTTAGTTGAGGTAACGGCAGCGTAGGGGTTCAAGTCAGCGTAGCTTTCACCTTCATCTCCCGCTTCCGCAAAGTCCTGGGCCGAGAAGGCCTCATCCAGATACGGATACGCGAATGTAATCACGAAGGCGTCGGCGTCGTCTGGCGAAATCCCAAGGCGGCGACGAAGGTCTTTTTTACTCTCCAGTTGCAGCTTGACGTCGCCAGCATAGGTATAGGTCGGAGCGGTGAGCTGAGCGGAAAGCCCTTTCCCCTCTGCCCGAGGATCATCAGGAGGGAGACAGCCACCCTTCTTGATCCAGTCCCTGGCTCGACCATACATTTCCGCTCGCTTGTTCAAATAGCGTTCTTGACTATCATTATCCGGGCTTGCCGAAAAGTCAACGGAATAGACGTTGATACCCATGAGTTCGAGCTGGTCGAAAACTCCGCCCCCGACCCCGCCGGTGTCCACAACTAACGCGGCGCAGTTGTTTCGAATGTAATGCTCGAAAGCCCAGCGGGCTAGCGCCACAGTGCTCTGTCCGTGGATGCTGACCCAGGGAATGGAAGCGGCGTCCCTGCCACGGCGAAAAGCCATGACAGAGTTGTCAGAACCGTAGCGAGCCACGTCGAGCGCGCCGATAACGGGGGCAAACTCGTTCCCCTCGGGGGTGCGAGCCTGCGCTTCTTGCACGTCAACCAAGGCAATGTAGGAAACGGCGTCGGTGCGAGGGAACATACCCTTTACGCGGACGCGGACGAAGTCGTGGTCCTCGCCGTAGTCATCAACCCAGGCTTGCAGCTGTGCTTTGTTGCTGATCCGGACGGTCCGACTGTCGATTGCGCGGCTGCTCCAGCGATGGGCGAATTTACCGCCAGCAAAACACTCGCGGAACCGACCGCTATTCTTGGTCGGGTTGCCAAACGCCAACCAGATAATCTGAGTGTCTTTGTCGGTTAGCGCACCTTCGGTAACCTCCCAGATCACATCAGGGATAGCCGAGGCTTCGTCAAAAATGATGATGATCCGTTTGCCGTGGTTGTGCAAACCAGCGAAAGCTTCAGTATTTTTCTCGCTCCACGGAACCATGTCCACGCGCCAGGTCTTCTCGTGCAGCGGGTCAATACTAAACCTTGCCGTTGCGGTCATCTTAAAAAGGTCCTGGGTGATGGAAAGCCGGTGCCACTTGGCAAGCTCAGCCCAGGTCTTGGTCTTCAGCTGGTTCTCCGTGTTCGCGGTGACAACACCTTTGGTATCGACCTGAGTTGACATGGACCAATCAATGATCCAGCTAACAAAGGCAGACTTGCCAATTCCGTGCCCGGAGGTAATTGCCTCCATTACCGGGCGAGTGTCGCTTTCCTCCCCGCGTTCTTGCGCCGCTGCAATAGCTTCATCTACCGAGGTCACACCGTCTCGAATACGGCAGAGCAACTCAACCTGCCACTCGTCCGGCCCGTCTGGATAGCGAGCAAGCTCGCCTTGCCCCCATTCATACGCCCCCAGCACAAAAGCATAAGGATCGTTACGAACGGAGGCAAGCCAGTCGGCTAACTGTTCAAGATCAGCTTCTTGCATTAGTTTCTCATTATGTCAGCGTTGCCGGGGTGGCGGGCCAGGTCGCCGGGTCCGTGCAGCCATAGCCGTCCACGCGATACCCGCCGACTGGTTCGAAGAAGTCGCGCCTCAATCCGCCCGACTGCCCGTTCCAAGCTCCGCTCCTCTGCGCCGGTCATGGTCAGGTCGCCGTGAACGTGACACGGGCCACGGTGGAAACCTTCGTCCAGCCGTTCTCCTGTTCCGCGACAAGATCGTAAGTGGTTCCGGCCACAAGCCCAGCCCCAGCGGCGCTCAGGACAATGCCGGACAAGGTGTCATTGCCGACCGAGGTGTAGCGCCAGATGATCCCGCCCGTGACGCGACGGCGCTTGATGTCGCGCGGACTGACAACCGCTTGGCCCTGCGGGACAATGGCGAAGTAGATTGGGTTCAGCGGAACGTTGGTCGTGATGGTGGCCGAGACGGAAGCCGCCACGGTCGATGTGATCGTCAGCGCACTCAGGGTTGGCGTGGTCAGGCTTCCGCCGTCAATGACGAAGCTGCTGTTTTCCGACCCGGAGAAGGTGACGCGATGCCCCTTGCCATTGCCCGGTCCTGTGGCCTTGGTCCGCAGATCGGCCATGATCTTCTGGAGGGACGGGTATTGTTCCCGGTCTACCGTCCAGTCTTCATACATCGCTTCCCAATCCGCCGCGAGGTAGTTCAGGGGCTGGACGTTGCCGGTTCGGGTGACGGACGCATTAACACCGCCGCCGACGATTTCAACGCAGTTGCGAAGAATGTTGGTCCCGGTGACGGGGGTCAAGTTTCCGAACCTGATGCCGTTCGTGTTGTCAGGCAGGGTCGTGTAAGGCGTCGGCGCCCAGGCCAGATGCTCCATGATCGAGCCTTGGGTGTTCGTGATTGAGAAGGTCCAAGTCGGGTCGTCAATCAGAAGGCTATCCCGCATCCATGCAAGGTAGCCATCTGTGGAGTTGTCCAGGAAATAGGCTTGGTTTGATGTGCGCCCGCGATGGTCGCCCGCGAACATGCCGCAGGCCTCAATGATGTGGTTCTGCGCCGGAACGCCGGGCTGAATTTGAATGCCGTCGCCGTGCGGGTTGCCGCTGTCGCCGGGCTTTGCAAGCCCGATACCCATAAGGCACCCGGCGGTGATCGTCGGGGTTGTCAGGCTATACTGATAGCCGTCCTCATAGGACAACCAGCTTTCGTTGCCGATCATTTCAACGTATGCCGACGCAGCGATCCGGTAGTTCCGCAGCCCGCCCATAGCCACGTTGTCGGTCAGGGTCAGGCCGATGGGGGCGATGCCCGCAAAGAATGCGAAGCCGTTGCCGCCAAAGCTGGTGGTGCCCGCCGTGTAGTTCCCATTCGGATTGGGGCGATGGGCGATGAAAAGGCACTTGTCAAAGTTCACGTCGCCCAGGTCTACGCCGCCACCCGAAAGCAGCGCCAAGTTGACGCAGGCGTCCGTCTGACCGCCGTTCGGAACAATGCGAAGGTTGCGGCAGGTAAACCGGCGCACCGCGCCGAGGATGACGCGGATGAAGTGCGCCCGGCTGTCGTAGGACGTGTTCCACTTGTTAGCCCGAACGTCAGGCCCGTCGCCGAGGATCGTCAGGAAGTCAAGGTTTACCCGGCGGCCAAAGTTGCCGACTGTGCGGTTGTCCCACGAATATGGCGTCCCCTCCCTGATGCAAAGCGTCCTGGTCGGCCCGCTGAATCCAATGGCGGCATTCATCTCGGTCAGGGTAGTCACCGCCCGGAAGTCGTTCAGCACCTCGACCGGATAGCCGCCGACAGAATAGGTGCCCACGGTCTGCGATCCGTTGCAAGAGATCACCCCTGCCGTGACGCTGAAGTTGCCATAAGTGCCATTTGCCGGGGGCGTGCTGGTGTAGAGGTTGGTGTCGAAGTTGCCGCTGTTCGCAGGCTGCGTGCCGGTTGGGCCGAACCGGGCAACAAACGGTTGCGCCGCCGTGGTGAAGCTCAGCGTGGTATCGTTTGCAATCCCGGCGAAGCTGTTGGCGTTGATATCGTCAATGGCAGTCGCAGCGATGCGGATTGCATATTCACGGCCTTCGATAAGGATGGTCGATGGATGGATGTAGATCGTCGGTCCGCTAAAGTAGACCTGACCCGCCCCGGCACCCGCTGCGTCGGTGGCAAGCACCGCTTCCGTTGCCATGTCGAAGGTTTCGAGGTCGGACCATACGCCCGAAATATTCTGACGCAGCGTGATAAGCCCGGTCCCCGGAACAACGGGGGCGCTGAAGGTGATCGTCGGGTTGACCGTATTGAGGACGCCCGTCGCATTGTCGGCGGGGTTGCTGCTGACGATGACGAAGCCGGAAGGTATACCGGCGGCAGGATCGGCCACGCCATAGCTGAACGTCCGCTGGTTCGCCGCGCTGTCCGTCACCAGGACCGAAAGGCCGACCACATCGCCAGAAGCCAGCACATCCGTCCCCAAGGCCGGGCTGCCGTTGATCTCCCAGGACGGGACGATGCTGGAGATCGTGCCTGCCGTGCTGGTATAGCTGCCCGCCGTGTAGGCGTCCTCTGGCGTGTCGCCGGACGTGTAGGGGCCGAAGGTCGGCGCAGTAAGCTGCGTGATGATGAGAGGAAGTGTCTCGCCAATCAGTGGCTCCGTTGGAACCGTGGGCAGAACAACTCGATATTTCCTATCCCTGTTCCAGTTACGCATCTAGTGCGACCACCCAAGTCGGTTTTGTTCCAGCTGCTTGACCGAACTGGTTTGCTGTAACGTCCAAGATAGCCCCCTCGTGGAGGGTCAGCCAGTCGTTGGCAACCGGCGAGTTGCTGTTCGAGACTAGGATCGGACCACCGACAACTTGCAGCCGCTTTGCAGCTGAGTTAAGCTGGGTCCATTCCGTGCGGGTGAGGTTAACAACAGTCATCCTTCAAGCTCCTTTGGAGTGATATCGCGAGCCCGAAGTGCCCGCTCGTGGGCGCTAGCAATCCTGCCTGCCAGCCCAATTTTAACATTGACCTCGGTTTTTTGCGAGGGGCCGTGCCCGGTTCTATCCGCGCCAACTTGCACCACCTGCAGCAGCAGCGCGTCAGAAAGGTCCTCCGGCTTCTCTTCCATCCGATCCTGCAAAATGCTTGCGGCGTCCAGGGCTAGGTCGGCCAACTTCTTTTGAAAGTCCACAAACTCCACGTTCACGACCGAGCGGTAGTGGGCGACAAGCTCTTGAAAAGCTGGATCGCCCAGCAGCACCGACATCCGACTTTGCGTGTAGCGGCAGAGAATGGCAGCCTCGCCGGGTTTCTTCCCCTCCGCTATCAGCCGCGCCAGCGCATGGTGCCGCTCGCGGATGTGAACGATCTGGGGCGCTGCTACCCCCTTCTCCTCCAGCAGCGTCGCCACGTCGTCCAACCCCAGTTCCCTTTCGAGTTCTGCGGTGACAGCCTTGCTGGCCCTTCCAGTCGTGCGAAGTCCTAGTGACATCGGGCGGAGTCCTCGTGCTGGCTCGTGCCCCAGCTTAACACGGGCGAAAGCCGGGGGCAAGCGCGGGGGCAAGTATGGCTCATTCCACCATGGTAAGAGCCATACTATTCCAGAATAGATAGAGATTTGCGAAGGGCCTCCCCCGGCGCGCGAGGCCCCGGCACCGTCGAACCCACCCCCCAGATGCGTGCTTCGAGACGGGTGGGGGCGTTTCCTAGCCAGTTGCCATAATGCAACAACTTCGGGCAAAAACTCAAAAATCGTGTTTCATCTAATCACAATGTGGCCTTGGGGGCTTGACACGGCTGCCGCAATTCCCACCCTTGCAAAGCACCGACCAACCAAACCAACCCCGAAGGAGTCCAACAAATGAAAGCTTTCGTAACCGTCCAAGACTTCGGCAATGACGCCGCCGTTGCCCGCCTTGCCGAGTGGATCAGGGACCTTACGCCAATTCCAGTCAGCCTTAACCAACCGGGAACACTCCTGCTTGTTTGCGACCTCGACCAACTAGGCGCGTTGTTCCTTGCCCTAGCCTCCAGCCCCTCAACGGATTGGGTCGAATATACGGTGCAGTTTGGATAATCGCGCAGTCCGCCCTTGTGGGGGGCGGATCACGCGGCAATCCCGCCGCTTAATGGAGTCCAAAATGGAAAGCTTCAATCTCTCAGTCCCCGCGACCACAATCAACGTGGAGTCGCGGGATGTCATCGTGCCGGTGGACGTGGCGGCAATCCCACATGACGTGCTGCGGCAGGTCATTGCGCATGGGATCAAGCAAAAGGTGGCTGACGCCGCAAGCGGCGTTGTCGGGCAGCTTTGGGCGGACAAGAAGCCCGAAGGCACGCCAAAGCCAAGCCGGGACCAGCTGCGCGACTTTGCCGCCGCCAATGACAAGGCGGTGAAGGATGCTACGCTGGCTGCGATGCAAAAGGCGGTTGACGCCTTGCTTGCCGGGCAATGGCAGGTTCGCGTTGCCGGTGACGGCACCAGCACCAAGTGGACCGAGGAGCAAAGCTTGGCGCTGGATATTGCCAAGGATGCTCTCAAGGCGATTTTCGCCAAGGCGCTTTCGGCGGCAATGCCGGGGACGAGGCCAACGGCAGCTGCCTTCGTGGCCCTTTCGCCCAAGGTGGCGGCGTTCTTCAAGGAGAACGACAAGCGGCCGACTTGGGATGACAAAGCGGTCATTGCTTGGATTGACAATCAGGCAGGCAATGGCGCGCGCGACATCATGGCGGAAGCGCGGGAAGAATTGGCCCGCCGCCAAGCGGCAAGCGCCACCCTTGCGGGCGATCTTGACGAAATGCTGGGCGACATCTAATCGCCACCCGCCCGGACGGTTTACGCTGTCCGGGCGGACTCCCTTCACGCATTGCGGCAATGGTGCGGCAATGTCTGTTAGGAGTCCGAACATGGAAAAAGCAACCATCGCCTATCCCGCGTCAACCGACGCACAAGACCGCGAAACCCTTGCGGCAAAGTTGCACGAGCTTGGTGAATGTTATGGCAAAATTGCCGAGTCCGCTATGCGCCGCAAGGACCGTTATGCTGTCTTCGAGGCGGTAAAAGCGGAAAGGGAAGCGCACAATCGGGCGTATCGTGTGGAGAAAGGTCTCGTCCGTTTCTAGCGCCACCCCCTTAACAACGTCGCCGCCCCTTGGGAAACCTTGGGGCGGTTTTCTTTTGCCCAGCGCCGGACCATACCAAGCCCATAGGAACGCGCCACACGCGCGCAACACCATGCCCGGTATCCACCCACCCACCACCCCACCATCGCGCCACAAAGTGCCTTCCACGGGCGCTAGCGCCCCATTCCGCGCCACCCCATAGCCACCCGATCCCGCGCCACCCGCACCGGGGCAAATCCATAGCGCCACCACCTCCGGCTTGCGCCTACCACCACCACCTCGCACCACCGCCTACGAAGTGTCCCTGACATGCCCGAGATTGGCACTTTTCGCGGAGTTGCCCATGTGTGTCATTCCGTATGGCTGTTACCACGATGGTAACGTATGGCCCAGTTGTGTTTTCGTTTTGTTCTTTATGAGTTTTTTTTTTTTTTTTTTTTCTCCTTTCAGAAAAAACAAGCCACGGCGCTTCAGTTAGAGCCATACTTTACCACGATGGTAAGAGCCATACGGAACCACACAATATGCCTTCGCCCCCAAAATCCCCAATCCCGGACCCGTCAGGGACACCCACCAGGGCTATGCGCTACGCGCAGTTGCCACCGCCCGTTGCCACCGCCATCCACCAGTGTCCAAGCCCTGACACCACCCTAGCAGCCGCGCCTAGCATCGACCATATCAAACTGACATAGCCCGCGAATAGTTCTTGACTTTCGCCCCGTTTCATGTCATGGTTGGGGCATGGGCGCACTCTGCCCAGCGCTGTCCCCGCGAAGGGGACTTTAATTGGAGTCCAAACCATGAACACCATCACAGATGCTCTCGCCGCTTTCCTCCTCGCCCTCGCAGTTGGCATCGGCGTGTTCGGTCTCAGCATTGATTGGGACCGGCATGACTACATGCTCAAGATCGAGGCGAACTGAAATGCAACAGCGCATTTTTAAAATCTCCCGAACCGGACGTGTAGGCTACGATGAGGTTGATTGCTTCGTTATCGTGGCGGTAAGCTCCGACGAGGCACGTCGCCTGGCCCTAGATGAGGCGGGGGACGAAGATCATCTGATCTGGGTCGATGATACGCTTAGCACTTGCGAGTGTGTCGGCCATGCATTTGCTGAAACCCCGAGAGTGCTTTGCCGCTCTTTCAACGCAGGGTGAACATTATGTCAACTCAATACATCGACATGACCCCGACTTGGACCCAGGTCCTTCCCCTTCTCCGCCGCATCCTCGAGAACGGGGATGACGAGGGCCGCGCCCACGTTTGGGCCGAGATCGCTCGGATGGCACACGCCGCCGACGAGTGGAACGCGCTGCTTCGTGACCATGACGAGGTAGTGACAAATGCGGGGGAGGAACTAGCATGACATTCGCCCAGGTAAAAATCGGCGCACACTTCCGCCGCCAGAACACGATTTGGAAGAAGCGCAGCTCCCGCACGGCCACCATCACCAATGGAGCGGGCAAAGGGCTGTGGTTTTATTGGGGGCAAAAGGAGACGATTGATTGCCTCGTCGCCCATGTGGAGTTGCCGCAATGACCCCCTCCATTTTCATCTCCGCCCTCCGCGAGGCCCATGCGGTCGCAACCGCCTTCGACCGAGGCGCTCGTTGTCGCGTGGAGATCATGCGGCGCACTGGGTTGCAAGCCCACAAGGTTTGCGAGTGGGTGATCTTGCTTGACCTCCCTCTCGATCCCGACCCCATCCCCGCTCAGGTGATGGACCGCATCCGTTTCCGCACTCGCCACTTCGGCCAGTTTAACATGGTGAACAAATGACCCGGCAAGAGATGTTTGACAAGGCTTACCTTGGTATGCTAAAGCAGGGTGGCTTGGCGCAGGCCAAAGACGGAGGGTGCTACTACACTAATCCCACCACAGGTCGGCATTGCGCCGTTGGCCTTCTGCTGGATGAACAAACCTTAGCCCAGCTTGAATTGGACAGACGCAACTCAGCGGGGGTGGCAAGCATCACAGATTACCTCCCCGATGATTTCGACGTGGATTTTGCCGCTGAACTTCAGCACGCACACGACCAAGCTCGTGGTCCCGACGACCTCCCCGGCTTCATCTCCGCGATGGAGCAAATTGCCAAACTTTACGACCTCACCATCCCAACCCTCATCCCAGCTTAAGGAGCTACCTATGGACAGCAGCAAAATCGTCTTCCTGATCAATGATCAGGTCCGTCTCATCAAGGTCAACTACGAACCCAACGACAAACCGGCTCCGGGAGAGGTTCGTAGCTACCAGTTCAAAACCCTCGACCAGACCATCCGCGTGGATGACCTCGTCATCGTAGAGACCGGCACCCGCCACGGCCTCACCGTTTGCAAAGTCACCGAAGTCGATCTCGATGTTGACTTCAACGACGGCATCAGCTTGAAATGGGCCTTCGCCCGCGTGGACACGGAGGAGATCGACCGCATCCGTGCAAGCGAGGCCGAGGCCATCACCGCCGCCAAGCGCGCCGAACTCAAGAAGCAACGCGCCGCCCTTCGCGAGACGATCTTCAAAGAGCATGAGGACATGCTCACCGGGTTGTCGATGACGACCCCGGAACTCCCCGCCGAGTAGGCCGGACCGAGATTGGGTGTGACCTAGTGCCTTTGTCCCCATAGGAGCGCCCGGGGGGGGGGAAACGAGCGCG